TTGCGTGGATCGTTCAGCACCTTCGCGGCTTTCAGATCGCTCCAATAGCCGATAGGCGCGTGCGGGCTTGAGACCAGAGCGTTGATCTTGCTCTGCGCGGAAGTCGAGGTAACGGCGTCCGCGATTGTGAGCAGCACCTCGGTCATCTGGCCGTTGTACGGCGCGACCGAAGCGTCGATGATGCGGGCGTTCCAGAAGCGGTTTCCAGCGCGAGGGATGTTGTTGTACGTCGCGAGGATTCCACCGTTGTCCACACCAGCGAGGAGACCGGCCATCTCTCGATCCACTCCACCATTCTGCGACGCAACACCTGCGCTGTCGCCGGAGAAGATGTAGTCGTTGTCGGCGATTGCGGCCTGTAGCGCCGGATCAGCCGTGGAGATGTTAAGCGTGCCAGCCACTTCGTCGATGGAGTCGATCAGCGCGGACTGAGTGACACCCGCGTTCTTGATGACTGCACCGGCAGGGGTGGCGGAGAACACGATTGTCTCGCCTTCCTGAAACTGCAACCACGCGTCCTCGTACCCGGTGACGCCGAGCGCGCGGTCGATGGTGAGTGCTGTGAGTACACGACCTCCACCAACCCAACCGACCTTCACGCGAGCTTTGATACCCGCGCCGAAGCCGATATACATGCGATCCATTTCGTTGAGCACCCGCTCCTTCGTGTCGGGGAGCGCGCGCTGCATGTAGTTGATGAAAGCTCCCTCGTCGGCGACGACTTTCTCCATCACGTCGCCGGACATCTCGACCACGCCCATGATCTTCTTGAGGAAGATTCTCGATTCGAGCGCGCGGGGAGACTGCGGAACGGGGATGTAGTCGTTCTCCGCTCGGGCACCGGCAGAACCGGCAAGCCGGAGGTAGTGCGCGAGAGAGACGTACTTACCGCCTGTCGTCTCCTCGGTTTTGACGTTGAAATCTTCCTTGAACATCGACATCAACTCCGACTCGATCACGATGTCCCGGATCATTGGATCGGAGTAGATAATCTTCATCAAGGTGTCGAGTGAGGCCGTTGTCGTCGTGGCACCAAGAAGCAGCGGCGCACTCGCGACCAGCGCGAGCACGGGCGATGCGAAGGCAGCCAACACCACGAACGAAAGGGCGATCACCCAAGCGACTGTGCGCTTCATGTGATTCCTCGGGATTAGTGAGCAGCCGTGCGAGCTATCTCTAGCTGCTTCCGGTGCTGCTCGATGGCTTGATCTATGGCGGACGTTCCGAGCTTCGGATCGAAGGTGGGCTTCTTGAGTCCCATGCCCTCCGCACCCGCGCCAGCGCCCGGTATTGCGGCGGCGACACGTCTGCGTTGTGCACCTTCGACCATCTGCGCTCCCGTTCGCTGCGGTGCCTTCGCGGGTGGAGCAGCGCCTTTGGAGGCGGGCTTGCCATCTCGCGTTCCGTTTCCCGAGCCACGGTTCTTACCGGCTGCCCCTGCCCCGGTGGCGACGCGATGCGCCGCTTTTACCGGGTCGATCCCACTCGCAGTCATCCGGGCAGCTAGGATGATCGGAATGTCACGCGGATTCACCGTCAACTGCCGGTTGCGCTCCGCGTATGCGGCAATATCGCGCAAGGCGTCGGAGAAGAACACCCCCCTCTGCGCCTCGGACATCTCAGGCGGCAGAATCAGTGCCACCGTCTGCTGAATCTCCATGTAGTTCTGCTGCACCGCGCGCCGCTCCTGAGCGACCTCGGTGAAGTTCTGAGCCAACTGGTGCCGCTCATTCTCGGCGCGTAGCTGGATGTTCTCGAACTTCTGCGGATCGCTGAGTGCGGCGACCTGATCCTTCACCGCCGCCCACACGTCCGGGCGAGTCAGCAGGTACATGGTCAGGTGTTTCATCGTCGCCGGGTCGTCCTTGAGCGCGCCAATCACGACGCCCCCCGGATCAGCAGCGAGCATGTCCTCGAACTCCTCGACCTGCTCACGGTCGCGCTGCGCCTGCGTCAGGACTTCGCGGGCTTCGTCGCCGCGCATGGCAGAGTTCTTCAACTGGCGGAGGCGCTCGGCGACCTTCGGATCAGTCACCTCGATCTCGACCTCCTCCTCGCCCTCATTGCGCGCCGGGAGAGAGACGATCAGATCGTCGTCTAGCCCTTCCTCCGCCGCGCCCTCGGTTTCTGCCCCCTCCTTGACCGCTGGCGCTCCCTCAGCGCCTTCCTGATCCTTGCCGTCCTTTCCAGCATTTTCTTGCCTCTCGGCCTCTTGCCCGGCCTCAGGCGACCCATCTCCTTTGCCATCTGCACCCTCTTTCGGGATTTCGATGTCAGCGCCGACTTCCTTCACCCCGGATTTGTGGAACTGTCCGGTCTCAAGGCGCGGTTGATTCGCAGAGTGATGCGGGTCTGCTGGCAGCGCGGAGCCGCTCGTGCTGATGCGTTGACGCGCAGCTTCGGTTGCCTGATCTACAGCAGACACACGCGGAGCAGCAGGGTCAACAGCCGGGGCACCGGGTGCGCCGGGGATGACACTAGCTGGTGATTCGACCATACGATCCTCTCATCATGGGAGACCGGGCGATAGCTGCGTCGGCATGCGTCCGCCCGGCCCGAGCGAGCGTGGCGGTTCTGGTGTACCCGGCGCGAGTGATCTGTCAGGTGAAGCTCCACCACCCTTCGGCGGTGGCCCACCTCCTCCACCTCCACCCCCGCCGCCACCCGGCTGCGGATTGGAGATCGCGTTCGCCGCTGCCTGCTGCGCGAGAGCCTGCTGCATCAGCATGGCTTGGTACATCTTGTGAGCTTGGCGGTGGAATACGAACGCGTCCTGAATCTTCGGGTCGGCCTTCTTGAACTCCGGCCCCTTCATGAACGATTCGAGGATCATCAGGTGCACGTCGTGATCGTACCACTCGTACACCGGGATCGTCCTCGGATCGACGCCCTGCATAAGCTGGCCGTTCTCCTGCTCGGCGGTCGTGCGGTCGATGCCTCCGATCTTGAGAGCGCGCGACAGGTGCGGGAAGTGGGCAAGCTCGGCGTACTGCTTGAGCGCCACCGGCGTGCCGGGAGGCCCGAACATCCCCTTGTCGTACATGCGCTCGATCACCCGCGCGCGCTCGCCGCGTCCCTCTGGCAGCATCGACTCCACGTCGGGCACGACGTTCACCTTCCCCTGCTCGAACATGTACGGCAGCACCGTGATCGTCCGGGCCACGTTGTCGTCACCGGCGTATTCGAGAACCTTCTGATCGTCCCATATCAGCGGGAGGTACGCGCGCCAGTTCTCGACCACGCGGCCATACTCCTCGACCGACCGGCGCTGCGTGCCGCCGAGATAGCGGTCGTCGTCGAAGCGCATCTCCTTCACGAGTTCACCGCTGGCGTCGCGCGGTAGCTCGGTGGACTGGCCCTTCGTCTGGCCGATCTGCTCGAACTCAGCGCCGAGCATGGATTGCAGCTTGTAGACATCTTCGCCGAGGGGCGGCGGAGCCACGAACTCGACGGCGGGTACACCCGGCCTGCGAGTGACTACGTAGTTGTCTCCCGGTGCGTTCGTGAACTGCGCCGCTTTAATCCCCGACATCTGGTCGATGATTCCTTTCGGATTCGTCGAGAGGTTGACGTGCTCCTTGATCCGTGCGTAGCCGTCGTTGTACGACCGCTGCACTGGATTGAGAGCTTCCTGCGGAGTTGATCCGTTCGGTCTGCCCGGCAGCCGGACGAACTCGAAGGTGTTAAGCGGCGACGTGTACGGGAACTTCGCCGGTCGCGGCCCGTCATAGAGGATTTTCGAGCGCGAGCCGATGGTAAGTCTGCCGCCCGGACTGCCCGCGTCGTCGTACATGCCGGGGTATGGTGAGCACGCCTGCCACCGCTGCGTGAGTTCGACGTAGCCCTCTGTCGAGGTCGCCGTCACCTGACTGCCGACGATACCGTCCGTCGAGCCGTAGAACCCGGTGCCGTAGAGAATCCGCTCAAGCTCGCCGATGTCCTGCACGCCAGCGCCGCGCACGTCCGGGTTCACCTCGATCCCGGTCATCTCCCACACCTCCTCGGGCGTGTGGTAGGTGCGGATCACATGCTCCCGCTTCTTGTGCCACGGGTCTGGCCCCCACGATCCCCGGCAGTTGAGAGGCGACAGCACGTCGGTGACGAGCACACCCTCGCGCTCCTCGTGCGGCTCGCCCGTCACCTGCATGTTGCCGAACTGGTCGATGTGAGCGAGCGGCTTCCCGTTCTCGTCGTGCGGCACGTCCTTGACCTTCTCCGCGAGAATCGGCTCGCCCGTGTTCTCATCAACCTGCGGAGTGCCGTCGTCGCCGAGGATCGGGAGATCGGCCTCACCGATCCACTTCCGCATTGGCCCTCGGTGCATGTCCACGCGAGTGAGCAGGTGCCCTCGACCGGCGACGAGCATCCAGCCTGCGAGGCGGTCGTTCACCTCGGGCATCCCGAGTTCGCGCCAGAGAGTCTTGAAGCTCACGTCGAGCACCTCGGCAAGCTCGGCGTCGATCCGATCCGGGCCGGGTGAGAACGTGACGATGGGCGGGTTCTCCGTCACCTTCGCGTGCGTGATGATGTACCACGGCAGCAGGCGGTTGAACACCGGGCGCTGTCTCCACCGGCGCTCATCTTCGTCCATCCACTCGGTCACGTCGAGGAAGCGTTGCAGCACCGGGTGGAAGATCGAATACTGCTGGCCCGCGAGCATGCGGACATTCTCCTCGACCTGCCGGTGATAATTGCGGAGGAGATCGTCGTACCGCGACCACGACTGCCGGAGAGATTCGAGACGTTTCCCGTCGTCGGGATCGTCAGTGATAGCGTTCGGCCTGAGGGGAATGAAGTTCTTCGGCAGCGCCAACGATGGCTTGGCGAGAGTCTGAACTGCGGCGGCTGGCGCTGTCATTGGCGGGAAGGATAGGCAGACGTTTGCATCGCGGTAATCACCCTCCGCTACGCTTAGAGTGATGGCAGGTCACGAGGAGACGCCGGGCAGAGGGATGCCGGTGAACACGTCGAGCCGGTTGTTCAGCCGCACCCACACGACGACGCGCGCCTTCGCCGGGAGATCGCCCTCGATCCGCTGTGCGATCCGCTCCGTGTACACCTTCACGGTCGCCTCGCTCAGATTGAGGTGATCTCCGATCTCCCGGTACGAGAAGTTCCGGGCGAGCAGCTTCACAAGCTCCTGCTCCTTCGGTGTCAGGCGGATATGGGCCTCCCTTCGAGCAGAGCCAGCGCCTGCTCGCGCGCTTCCTTCTCGGTGATGTGGAGACCGGCCTCCTCGTAGCGTTGCATGATCTGCTTCGCTCCGGCCTCGACGGTGTGCTCGCGCACCATCTTGTTCACCCGCGTCTCGGGATCGTCCTTCTGCGGGATCATCACCGCGTCACCGGCGACCGGCACGCCGAGCGACTTCATGTTCATCGTCTGGCGTAGCTCGTTGGCGTGATCCTCGGACATCTTGTTCAGAATCTCCGCGAACTTATCCGAGGCGTGCCGACGCTCGACGCGCTCAAGGTCGATCTGCGACGCGAGGAACGCGTGATCGGCAGCAGCCGCGTTCTCCACCGCCTTGACCACGCGGTCGTGCGCTCTCCCGAGGAGCCACATCATGACCGCGCAGCCGACGACGATCACCGCGCAGAGTGCGAACGCGGTAATCATTTCTTCTTCTCCTCTGACTCCGGCTCGATGGGAGCCGTCGCACTCCGCACGTAGTACCGCTGCAACCAGCGCCACCACCGCTTGTACCACGGCGTCATGAAGTTCTTCGCGAACTGATCGAGGATCGCCAGCAGTTCACCGCGCCGGACGATCTGATCGAGCTTCTCCTTGTCGAAGTATTCGCTGATCCGCTCGCTCTGGACGTACCGGCCCCCGACTTGGCGAGCCATCAGACGCCCGGCACCAGCGCGTGCACGATAGCGAAGAACAGCGCGTCCTTGCGCCTCTGATCCTCGCCGAGATCGGCATACGGCACCATGCAGGGATGCTCCTTCTTCTTCTCATCCTTGTCCGGGCCGTACTTCCAGCCGGTGCGCTCCTTCTCCGCAAGCCACGACTCGTGCGACTGCTCCGGGTTCGTGATCGTGCCGTCGAGGATGCCCTGCACCCCGTTGATCGCCGAGTCCTTCTGCCACTGCTCGGCGTGCTGCCACGGCTTCTGCGAGAAGTCACCGAGCACTTCGCAGTACGCGCGGTTCGCCTCGTGGACGACCTTCGCAATGTTCTCAGCCAGAAATCTCATCGTTTACCCCTGCAAGAGAGTGTAGAGTGATCCGCCTTTCTTCCCACGATTCCCGTGAGGGAGCGGCTTGTCGCGATATAGGTGCTCAACCATGTGCTTGAGCGTCTGCGGAGAGAAGGCGCTCACGTCTTGGTTGTAGAATGTTCCGATTGCCCTCGGCGGTCTCGACGCCATCGCCACGCGGATCATGTCGTATCCGTCGTCGCCACCGAGGCCCGTCTCGGGATCGGCGTCAACCTTGAGCACGTCCTCCATGTCGTCCTCGTCCACGATCATCGAGCCAAGCTGCTCGAACAGCCACCGATTCCCCGGCGTGTCCATGAACCTCAGCGCCGGATCGGCGTCACCTCCGTCGAGCCTGAGTCCCCGGTACGCGAGGTAGTGCCGGAGATTGTTGAGACCGTCCTTCCGAGCCGTGTTGCCCTGCGAGAGGATGATGTTGTAATCCTGAAACTCCTCCTCGATTGTCGGCGTCGCATCACCGCGAGAGCGATTCTTCTGCTTCGTCGCCAGATCGGTCGTGATGTACCGGAGATTCTGCACCGGCACGCGCGAGTGAATCCGTTCCGCGATCTCATGTGGCAGGTGCCTCCGTCCGCGCACAGTGTCAACGACCCACACGTCACCGTCCTCGTTCACCGCGAACCACCCGAACACCCACAGGTGAGCGAAGCCCCAATCGAACCCGCCGAACTGCACCCAATTCCCCGGCACGTTGAAGCGCGGGACGATGTGCACCGAGTCCGTGAGTTCCGAGAGAGCCGCGCCATAGCCCGCGTCCCAATCGCCGAACAGCAGTTGATTCCTCAGCACCTCGGGCAGCGTGAATAGCTGCGCCATGTAGAGGGCGTCGTTCGCGTAGATCGGATTGTCGAGCACCGTGCCGGGGATGAACCGCCGAGTCTTGCGACCGATTAGTCCGTTCGGCAGCGCGATCTTCTGGATGATGACGCGCTTCCCGTCTCGCCCGCACTTGTCGATGAACCGGCGCTTGATCCACGCCTGTCCCGCCTTGCCGGGGTTCGCGGAACCGCGCCACATGCGACGGATGCGACGATCAGGTGAGCGTATCTCCGCCTGCACACGGTCGATGGTTTTCTCGTCGGGCACGTTGCCGACTTCATCCATCCCGACGTAGCTCGGCTCCTGCCCGGTGATCCTGTCCACGTCCTCGGGAGTGCCGATTGCCTCGTTGATGATCTTGGCACCAGAGGGGAACGTCCAGTATCCGTGAGCGTCGCCGTTCCAGTGAGGCCGCTCCGCCATCGCCTTGTACAGCCGGTGCTGGCGATCCTTGATCTCGCGCAACTGCGGCCCGGTCTCACGGGTGATGTACGCCCGGTAGCGCGGGTAGTGAATCTGCCGCACGGCTCCGGCGAGGATCACCTCCGTCTTGCCCGGCCCCTTCGCTCCGCCGATCAGTACCTCGAACTCACCGGCAGCCGTCGCCTTCGTCTGCATGCCGGGGAACGGCGACCAGACGACGTTGACGCCGTTCTCGTCGAACTGCGGCTCCTCTTGCTCGGGCTGCACTGCTGCGCTCACAGCCCGGCGTCAGAGAGAGGTCGAACCCTCCGTGCTCGTCGCGTGACCTTCCACGCGTTGAGTGCAGCCCACCCATCGGTCGGCTTGGTCGGGATCATGTTGAACGCCACCAGCACGAGGTTGATGACGGCGAAGTGATGGAACCCGAGCGGCCAAGCCACCGCTGCGAGCGCGAGGTTCACAAGCGGCCCGGCGAGACAGATCGCCACGCTCGGCCCGGTCAGCAGGAACGGCCTGCCCATGCCCACAGCGAACCACCCGCCTGACGCGAGGCACGTCACCAGAGGCACGATCCCCGTGAGGATGGGGTCGAGGTTTACCAGAGGCTTGATCGTCAGCCTACGACGCCCTAGCCGGTCGCCAACGATACGCGCCGCCAGAGCGTGCCCAAGCTCGTGCAGCCAGATCGCGAGGATCGTCAACCCGAGGGTACTCCACGCGTAGCTAGTCACGGGGCAACGGGAGAGTGGCTTCAAGCCCGTGCGTCGTCGGCGGCACACGTCTGAGCAGGTGAGCGATCTCGTCGTCGTCCTTGATCTCGCGGACGGGCGGCAACTCCTCCTCGGTGAGCGTCTGCCCGGTCTGCAACTCCGCCGTGGCCGTCACCGAGTCCGCCACCGCCACGGAGCCGCGCACGAACTCGATCACCTGCACGAGCCGGTCGGCAATCCCGATCTCGCCGTTCCCGAGCGCGGCGTCGGCGAAGTCCTGAATGAACCCGACTATCGCCTCGCGCTCCATGTTCCGGGCAGCGCGCACGGCACGCTGTATCCGCGTGGCAAGCTCCTCCTCGGTCAGCATGTGTGCCATCAGATTTTCCCCGGTGGATACCGCTTGTGAATGAGATCGTCGTCCCTCGACTGCGGCTTGACCTCGAAGGTGTGGAACCCGCAGCCGTAGCTCACGCCCTCGACGATCCAGTGGTTCGGTCGATGGCAGATCAGGCACGATGGAACGGGTGGCAGCTTCGGCTTCGTGACGATCTCCTTCACGACAGCCGTGAGCACTGAGAGCCAGCCGAAGCCGCGCAGCCTCAATCCCTGATCTCCTTCACGTTGTGCCCGATCTGGAACATGGGCGGCGGCGCTCGACCGTCAGCACGCTCCTGACAGACGGGGCACATCTTCGCCTTCCCGTCCTCGCCGAGATCGGTGTCGGTGCCGCACCCCGGACACCGTGGTGGACTGGCAAGCCGGACTGGCCCGCCGACTTTCCCGCGCATCGGATTGCCCGGCAGGTTCGCAGGCCCCGCCAGCTTCGGGTTCGGTTTCAATGAATCGGTTGAATCGGTCATGTCCTTCTCCGTGTTGAGGCCAGTACCGCGACGCAGATCACGGCGAAGATCGCGAAAATCTGAACGTGTTCAGTCATAGCTCGTCGCTCCTGACGTAGAGGCTGCCGTCACGCTTCTTCGCGACGTGCGCTTGGAAAATCAGTGTGGCTTTCTTCGTGTTCCCGTCCTCGTCCTTCTCCTGCATGGTGACGTGCACCGCCGAGCCGAACGGGTGTGGCTCGATCAGCTTCTTCGCCTGCCGGATCGCAGCGCGCTTCTGCGGGAAGTTCTCGGTCTGCGATCCCTGCCTCCCCGAGATAAAGGCGACGATCTGGAAGTTCGTAGCCATCAGCCCCCGCCCTTCTTCGTGGACGGATCGCTCGTGCCGGTGCGCGCATCCATGCGCTTCGCCGTCGCGCCGATCTCGCGCAGGTTCCCCTTCACGCTCTCAAGAACGTCGCGCAGATCGGAGACGTTGCCGTCCTTCACTGCCTCGATGTCCGCGAGCGCCTCGTCGGCGATGGCTTTGATCTTCGTCGTGTCTCTCATCAGATACTCTCACATGTGATAAGTGGAGCCGAGCGACCGCTCAGCCGTCGTGCCCTCAGTGCTTGTGCTTGCCCTGCATCCGGCGCTCGATCTCGCCAGCGATCCCGCGCTTCCGCTTCCGCTTGTCCGCCTCGACGAACTCGTGAGCCACCGACTTCGGAGGCCCCTTGATCCGATCCGGCACCCACCCGTGATCGACTGCACGCATCAGCCGCGCCTGCGCTGGCGATCTACTTGGCACGGCGCTCACCGTCCACGTACTCGCGGAAGTACGTTCGAGCGAACGGCAACTGATCCTTCGCGTCGCGCTCGATGATGCGGAAGAACTCGCGCCGCTCCGGCTCCGTCATCTTCCCGAGGTCACGATCCTCGACGCGGTGACCGAACCCCGACTCCGCCACCACGGGCGACTTCACCACAGTCTCGTCGGGCAACGGCGCGGTATCCGGTTCCGCTTCGAGCCGCCCCGGTCGTGACGACACCGCCGCCGCGACGAGACCGAGCACCTTCGTGAATGATCTGCGATTCATGGCTACCCCACGATCACGGGTCGAGTGTCCGACTTCTTCGCCGATCTCGCCGCCTCGATGGGCGACATGAGATCGCCGTTCAACTGGTGCCAGAGGTAGCGCACCGCGTCCGCCTTCATGCGGAACTTCCCTTTGTCGCCGAAGTTCTCGCTCCACGAGTTCACGAACTCGTAGGTGTCAGGATACTTCGCGTGCCGAGGCCCGTAGTACCAGCGCATCAGGTACTCGTGTCCCATGTCGGTCGGCCCCTGCTCCGGCTCGACGTAGCCGTGAGCGTCGGGCGTGAACATCGAGCCGAACCAGTCGGAGCCGAAGCACAGCGTGCCCCGCGTCGTCAGGTACTCCTTCGCGATGTCCTCGTCGGTGACGTGCAGGAACTCGGTGATGAGACCGTCCGCCTTCGCGTCCATGAGCACCGCGCGCTCGGTCGATCCCTCGTGCGGCCCCGCGATCCCGTCGTGAGTCTGCGCCCGGCGATACCGCTGCTCGAACGTGCTCGGCTGCCAGAGCAAGGCATGAATGTACGGCGCTGATTGGAGGAACTGCGCGAACGTGTACACCGTGCACTGCGAGGTGTCACCCTGATCGAGGATCGGCCCGATCCCCCACGGGCGAGCGCGACGCTTCAACTGCACGGCCCTGATCCCGCGCAGCCTCGTGGCCGTCATCTCGAACTCGCGATCCTTCGGATCAGCGCGGTAGAGGCGACCCGTCGAGACCAGCTTGACCGATCCATCCGTGAGCGTGATGCGAATTGGCTCCGGGATCACCGGCGCTGGCGTGTCATCTCTGAACTGGCTCATTCGCGCCTCGCTATCGCGGCGTTCGCCCACATCACCGCCTGCTCAAGGCTCGTCAGCGCGAGCGACTGCTCCCGGCTCGCCGGTGTGGAGAGCACGATCTGCTCGGCAAGCTCCTTCGTCTGCGCCCTGAGCACCTCGTACCGCTGCTGCTGATCGCCCTTCGGCGCGTGATAGGTGAAGCGCCGCTCGATCTCCTCGGCGCTGATCTTCCCGCTGCCCTCGCTGCGTTCACCGCTTGCCATTCCCGCCTCCTTTGCCGTTGAGTTTCCGCCGTGCCTTGATGACCTCGACGACAGCGGGCGAGACGGTCTCGACCACTGGCCCCGGTGCCTTGTCCTCCTGAGCCTGCTCCGCTACGTGCACGTCCTCCTCGACGTAGGTGAGGCCGTCCTCGACGATGATCTCCTCGCCAGACGACAGCATCTTCCGGCGCTGGCTCGCCTGCACCCGCTCCATCTCAAGCGGCGGCAGCACCACCACGCCGGGCAGCGCGTGGCCCTCCTCGTCAGTCACCACCGTCTGCGTGCCGAGGCCGTACTTCCCCATCACGTCGATGGCTGCCCTCATGTCCGCGACTCCGACCGCGACCGCAAGCTCGGCCCGCGTCATCTTCCCGCCCGTGATCCGGTGGAAGATTTCGATGAGCATGTCCTTCCTCACCTGCGGTGCCTCCTCCCACGTCTGGACGCGCAGCACCTCGGGATACATCTCGCGCTGCTCGTACTCGAAGAACGTGCGGGCAAGCTCCTCCACGTCGCGGAACCCGAGCAGCACCTTGACCCGCCCGCTCGCCATCTCGACGAGCTTTGGGATCGCCTCGTGGAACCGCTGCACGAGTATCTCGCGCACACCGCGACGCATCCACCTGCCGCCTCGGTTCCCCGGCGTCCCGCCCGTGTTGAGAGCGCCACCGTGCGGCTGCTCGATCTGCCCCGGCATCGTCACCGGCGCACCCTCGTGTAGTACGCGTGGCTCGCACCCTCGTGCACCCGTGGTGGCGCACCGTCGTCGTCCAGCCGCGCCTCCTCCTCATCGCGAAGGCGCTGCTCGTTGAAGCGGTCGGACATGACGAGCGGATCACGGAAGTCCTCGTGCTCGCCAGCGTGCCCGGCTTCGAGACCGCACTGCCCGCCGACCATCGGCGCGCCGCAGATCATCGCTCACCCCACGCCATGCCGTCCGCACCCTGATGGCGACCGTCGTGCTCAAGCGGTCGGGTGCACAGCCACGAGTTGTACCGCGCTCCGCAGATCAGGTGCTTCGGCGAGCCGTCAGTCCGCACATGCAGCGGCGTTGTCTGATCCACACGCCTCGGGATCGCGACGACCTGACCAGTCCCGAGCTTCATGACAGCCACCGTCTTGCCGTCCTGCCGGAAGTGCACCTCGTCAGGCGGGATCGAGCGGTCGGTCACGATGTAGAACGGCGGCTCCGCTGGCACTGGCCCGCCCGGCTCGGGGCGTGACTCACCCATTGACGTTCTCCCGGCCCTTGCCTGTGCGCTCGAAGAACCGCGACGCTGCCACGGTACCCGGCACGGGCGTCTGCTCGACCCACTCCCACTCAGCCCACGAGTTGATGTCCTGACCCTGAGCGCGCAGCACGTACACCGAGCCATCCGTGCACACCACCACGAGCGAGGCGTCAGGCAGCCTCGACATGCCGACCGGCTGCTTCATCACAGCACCGCCCTCGGGAACGGCGGCGCACCCTCGCGCTTGCGTCGGATCGTCGAGACGATGCGGTCACGGGCGACAGGATTGCAGCGCCCCGGATGATCGTCAGTCCACGACGCCACCCACCCACCGGCGTCGGCCTCGTGATTGTCCCGGTGATTGTACCGGCGCTCGCAGATGAACGGCATGCCCCCGACGATCACGGCGTCCTCGCACGGCATCGAGTGCACGATCCCGCACCCCTCGTGCTTGCAGAGATCGCGAGGCGGCTCGTAGTGCTTGCCCACCCCCGCCACCACGCCACCGATCAGGACGGCGACGACGCACAGCGCCAGCGCCACGGCGACGTACCCGGCGATGGTCTCGATCATACGCGGAACACTCCCGAGCGCCAGCCAGCCATGCGCGCGTACTCGATCATCACCTCGCGCCGTCGCCCGTACTCCACACCGTCAACGCGGTTGAGCCAACGGTGGCACACCCATGCCTGCATGCCAAGCTGGAAGCGCCGGTGCCGCGTCTTGGCTCTCACGCGCCGTACATCCGGTGCAACTCCCACATGTGGCGGTTCGCCGACTGTTCGAGCGCAGCCTCGGCCCACTTCACGAACGCCTGCTCACCGGGCGTCACCTTGTCGAGCGTCTTGCGGTCGAGGGTCACGATGCTCGTGTAGCTCGTGTAGTACGCCTCGAACGCGTCCCTCCGTGGCACCGGCTTGAGCTTCTCGATGAGCGACGGGGCCGCGACCAGCCCCGCCAGCGCACCGAGGAACGACCTGCGTGAGATCACGCTGTCGCCTTCCTGACGCCAAGCTCGCGGTAAAACCCCGCGTTTTCCGATCTCACTGGCGCTACTCTGGCGGTACGCGCCATCAGCCAGCACCCCTCGTGGAAGTGCTCGAACTGGATGCGCTGCCCCTGATCGGGCGGCACCAGCGCCGACTCGGTGTGGATCAGATCGCCGATCTCGAACACGCGGTCGCAGTGCGCGCAACGCTCACCCTCGGCGGGCGTCCGGTTCAGCGACAGCTTACCATCCGTTTCCACTCTCATGGCCGTAGCCTCGCGATCAGCAGTAGCGGTGAGCACTGGTGCGTATTCTACACCCCCTCCTGAGGCCCTTGCAACCCTCAACTACACCGCACGTTCCGATCCCGGTGGACAGCCGGGGACAGTCCCCAACTGCACCCGCAACTACCACCCCCACCACCCCCTGCCTGAAAACTCGCTCTTGACACCCGACCAGCGGTCGTGTAAGATCGGGGTGGGCGGCATGACCCGCTCAGTGATCGACAGCAGCGCCGGGAGGCACGCCATCAGCACCTCCGCTCAGCGCAGCCGGGTATCCGGGCGATCAGTACAGACGACGCGAAGCGGCAGCCGGGGAAGCACGAAGCGGCGCACTCGCACGACTCCACGACGGGATGGATCGCTGGTAGGTCAGTCCACAGCGAGCAATTCACACACAGCAGAGAGGGCCGGGGGATCAAAGCGTCTCCCGGCTTAATGCACACGCCGGGTCTCAAGTCCCGGCACAACCACACCACCCACCCGCCGTGAGGGTACAGCAATGCCGAAGCCGAAGTCCCGCCCGCAGCAATGGGCCGAAGCCGTCGCCGAAGTCCGCAAGCACCTCAATGTGATCGAGGACGCGAAGGCGCAGGCCATCGAAGCCATGCAGACGCTCGAAGGTCTGCGCTCCGAGTACGAGGAGATCAGGGACAACCAGCCCGAGAGCCTGCAAGGCTCCCCGTACTACGAGAAGCTCGACACCATCGCGAACCTCGACTTCTCCACCGAGGAGGTCGAGGAGATGATCTCCGTGATCGAGGAGGCGGAGCAGGCCGAGCTTCCCCTCGGCTTCGGACGCGACTAGCAGAGTGGCCCGGTTCGCCGGGTTAATGCACAGCGCAGGTCACAAGTCCTGCCACGCGAGCGGAGCGCGACCCCACTCCGCACACACCACCACGCCCGCTTTGAGGGCAAGGAGTTTCACAATGACAGCAGTTGCAGTGGCACCCGAGCGCGAGATCATCGTCGGAGAGAGCGAGGACAAGATGAGCGCGCTGGAACAGCAGGTCAGACACCTCGCAGCGGCTTCGCGCGATGCCATCGCCGACACCCGCACGCTCAAGGTCGTCCCGTTCCTCCCCGCGTCCTACGACGCACCGCTCACCGACCGCGTGATGATCGAAGCGCCGGGCGGTTTGCGCCTCGCCATTGGTGAGGTCGCGCACGATCAGTTCGCCGAGAAGCTCGGCATCCCGAAGCCGTACTACCAGCGCATGCTCGCCAGCCAGCCCGATCTGCTGGCCGACAACATGAACCGCTGGCTGAACGTCGAGCCTGAACAGCGGCTCCTCCGCATGGTCACTCCTCTCAACGAGGAGCACGGCTCGCGCCTCTCGATCATGCAGGCGCAGATGACGCTGCGCGGATTCCTCGGCAAGGGCTACCGCCCACTCGACAACGCCGAGCTTGTCGCCGCAGTCCTGCCCGAGGTTCGGGCGAAGGGCGCGATCCTCAGTGAGTTCAACCTCACCGAGACCCGCCTGCACGCGAAGTTCGTCACGGTCGAGCGTGACGTGAAGGACATCGTGACGGAGATCGGCGCGAAGATGGGACTCACGTTCGAGCAGGCCCGCGCCCGCCACGTCATCGACCAGCACGAGATCGTCGCGATGGGCGTCTCGATCAGGAACTCCGAGATCGGCTTCGCCAGTCTCGACGTGTCCGGCACCGTCCGCATCCTCAAGTGCCTGAACTACTACATCGCCGAGCAGCAGACGAAGGTTCGTCACGTCGGCGGGAAGCGGAACGGCAACGGCGACGACGCCGATCTCAAGTTCCTCTCCGCGCAGACGCAGCGCCTCGACAACGCCGCGATCTTCTCCCGCGTCACTGACACGGTGAAGGCGCTGCTCGACGAGAACAAGCAGTACGAGTACGCCGAGAAGATTCAGCAGGCGAAGGCGACGATCATCGAGCCGTCGATCCCGACGTTCGAGTTCATTGGTCGCATCGGCGAGCAGTTGCAGTTGACGGACGGCGAGGCCGAGGTGCTCAAGGAGGAGGTCGTCCGGTCGAACATGATCGAGGGCGGCTTCACGCAGTTCTCGCTGGCGCAGGGCGTTACCGCTCTGGCCCGGCAGTCCACGAACTACGACCGCAAGGTCGAGCTTGAGCGCGCGGGCTGGCAGTTCATCGAGCAGGACGCGACGAAGCTGCTCGCCGCTGGCAAGGCCGCAGCGAAGAAGCGCAACTAACACTCAGCGGAGTGGGTCGCCCGAAGCCGGGCGACTTAACGCAGTGCCGCCGAACGCGGCAGGGGTCACAACTCCCCATCCACAAGGAGATCGCCCGCTGTGAGGGCAAGGAGACAGTATGGCAGAAGGACGGCAGGTGTCCGCGACAACGGACAAGGACTGGCGCGTGGAGTTCGAGGTTATCGAGTACGACCACATGCCGAGTTGGAAGGTCAGCGCCGAGGACGGGTACGCCCGCTTCAACGCGATGATGCACAAGAAGGCTCAGTGGGTCTCGCTCACGATGGTCGAGAGCTACGAGCGCGCCTCGTCGAAGCCGGGCGAGCGTGGCAAGACGTTCACGGTTGAGAAGCAGACGATGATGTCGCTCAACCCGGAGTCCGCGAAGGCGCTGTACGAGTTCCTCGGCACGATCTTCGGAGGTGCGAAGTGAGCCGCGTCACTCGCAAGGAGTGGTACCGCCGCGTCAACGCGACGTGGCCCGAGGGCAAGCTCCCCCCACTCACGCCAGACGAGGCGTTCAGAGCCGCGCGCAGGCTGTTCCGCTTCGAGACTGGCGACAGCAGGATCGAGCGGTTGCAGGTTACGTCAGGCAATCGTCGCACGCTCGTGCGCGGTCGCTGTCTCGTGTTCAACCCGGTGGACGGCTGGCACACGCTCGTCCACATCATCTCGCATTACGCCTGCCCCGGCCATCACGGTGCGGAGCACGCGCGCACCGAGATCGCGATGATTAAGGAGGTCATCAAGCGGGGCTACCTCACCGGCGCACTCAAGGACGCGCCGAAGCCAGAGGCACCAACCCCCAACCCGCGCATCGAGAAGATGCGCCGGATCGAAGCACGGATCGCGCGGTGGGAGTCGAAGAAGAAGCGCGCCGAGACGGCGCTCAAGAAGCTCCGCAAGTCGTTGCGCTACTACGAGCGGTTGGTGGCGTGATGGCGACGAAGCTCACGAAGCCAATCACTCGCGTCATCTGGATCGGCGACCGGGCGTGGAATGTCACGCTCGGTTTTTCCAGTGTGTCGTTCAGGGCGTTCCGCTCTCCGAAGCGGACAGAGATCATGCTCCCCCTCACCATCGCGCTCACTCAGGCGGCATGGGTGAACGGGGAGAAGCCGAAGAAGAAGCGCAAGCGCGTGAAGCGCAGCGCGTTGTAAGCAGAGGGCCACGGCGTCCGGCACATGAGTCCGGTGATACGAGAGCAGCGCACTCCCGTCGTGGTAATGCACAGGCTGAGTCCCAAGTCTCAGCCACTACCCGCCCGAACTGAGGGCAAGGAGATCACATGGCAGCGACGATTGCTCACGCGTATGGACGTGGGCCGAACTCAGAGAGCCACGCGTCACGGCTCGGTGCTGAGTCAGCGAAGGCGCAGGCAGCGACGTTCAAGACGTTCGCGACTGCGGAGGTACAGAAGGACGGATCGGGGAGTGTGATGATCGAGCGCGAGATCGACGGCGAGCGGAAGGTGCTCGGCAAGCTCGTGTTCGGCCCCGAGGACGCGCAGGCGAACCAGATCGTGATGGCGTCGGGTGGCCCGGCGCGGGAAGTAGTCGCGGAGTCGGCTGAGGAGTCAGCCTACGCGCAGAGCATGCGCGAGTTCGACCGGCAGTCGAACGGGGGGCAGTGGTAATGTCGCCACTCATCCGCTACGAGAACCTGACGTTCAAGCCCGACACTCAGGAGGTGATAGATCAGGCCAACACGATCATCGCCGAGTACGCCGCGCAGGGCTACGATCTAACGCTCCGGCAGTTGTACTACCAGTTCGTCTCCCGCGACTACATCCCCAACAACCAGAAGGCGTACAACCGCCTCGGCGACATCGTGTCGAAGGGACGACGCGCAGGGATGATCGACTGGAACGCCATCATCGACCGCACGCGGAACTTGCAGCGTGAATCGACGTGGGATCGGCCTGCCGACATCGTGAAGGCGGTGGCCGAGCAGTTCATGTACGACAGGTGGGAGAAGCAGTCCACGTATGTCGAGTGCTGGTTCGAGAAGGACGCACTCATGGGCGTGTTCGAGCGGATCGCCACCGAGTTCCGCGTCCCGTACTTCTCGTGTCGCGGCTACACCAGCGACTCCGAGGTGTGGGCAGCAGCGCGCAGGCTGCGCCAGCAGTCCACGCTCCACGGCAAGGAGATCGTCATTCTGCACTTCGGCGACCACGACCCCTCGGGTCTCGACATGACGCGCGACATCGGCGACCGGCTCCGGCTGTTCGGAGCGAAGGACATCGACGTGCGCCGTCTCGCGCTCAACATGGATCAGGTGGAGCAGTACGAGCCGCCACCCAATCCGGCGAAGCTCACCGACTCCCGCTTCGAGCAGTACGCCGCCGAGTTCGGCGACGAGTCGTGGGAGCTTGACGCGCTCGATCCGACAACGCTGCACGATCTGGTGCGCGCGGAGTTGGAGACGATCATCGACGACGATCAGTGGCAGGAGGACACCGAGCGCGAGGAGACTGCGCGCGAGGAGTTGACGCTGATCTCCGACAACTACACCGAGGTCGTTGGCTTCGTGAACGATCTCTAGCAGAGAGAGCCGCCCGCGTGGTCGCGAAAGCGCCACCACAATTCCGTGCCCCGACTCGATACTCGTGAGAGTTCGTTTCCCGCAGGGGGCGGGCGGTTTAATGCACAGTCCCGGTCTCAAGTCCGGGGCATCACCACAGGGAGGAGAGACATGAGGGGAAGAAGCCTCAAGGATCAGGGGTACACGAAGTTCAAGCTGATCGAGCACCCACGGACTCACAAGACTGCCGAGATCAAAGTCCACAAGAAGCTCGGCACCTTCGGCTGCGAGATCGGCGACATGCGGAAGCTCGGCACGCTCATCGAGGTCGAGGCATGGGCCAACGGCATGTTGAAGCAGAAGGACAAGACGACGTTCGACTGGCAGCCGGTGATCCGGGCGCACGTCGAGGGAACGGAAAGCTGGTATCGTGGACGCCGCCGCGAGGAGAACGACAGCCGCTCGGTGAAGGTGGAGATCACCGCCGAGCGATTCTACATCACGCGCGTCTCGCGTGATCCCAACGGCAACGAGGTGTGGCGCTCGCTCTCGTGGGAGAAGGGATCGCCCGACTCGCCGGAGAAGGTGAAGGAGACGGAGATGATCGAGCACGCGCAGAAGTTCCGGGAGCCGAAGGAGGACTCGCGGTTCGGACGCGACGAGCCACCCGCCGAGATGAAGGGGTGGGTGCGCCTGCCAGAGACGAAGGACGGGTGGTACATCATCGAGTACAACGAGGAGCTTTGGCAGGGGATTCAGCACGTCATCGACGTGATCGAGAACGAGGAGAAGGTGCTCGACAAGCTGTTCTCCACCGTCGCCGGTCGCGAGACGTTGGCGAAGCTCGGCTCGCAGCCCGAGCTACTCCGCCTCACGGCAGGATCGTGAGATGGGGAAGGCGCACGTACACCGAGGGCAGTACAAGAAACCGGGGAGACCTGAGCACATGTTGCCATCCCGCACACGCGACGAGCGGTTAGCTTCTGCCGAGCGCGAGGTCTCCCGGCTCCGCAAGCTCGCTCTCAGCAAACCGGGCGAAGCCCACATCTTCCGCCTCGCAGCAGATCGTGTCACTCGCGAGGAAGTGGAACCACTCAAACGCCTCATCGAGGCCAGCAGCAGGAGGGCCAAGTGATCGACATTAACACAGGGAAGGGCCAGATACTCACCAGCCTGATCGTCGGCCTCGCGGCAGGCCACGCCATCAACGACGAGCCGAGGTCGAAGGACATCCCCGGCGCTGTCAACTTCGCCCGGCTGCTCATGCAGGCGTGCAACCGGGGCATGCAGCGCGCTATCGAGGAACACGTCGATCCCGCGAAGTCGAAGGAGGAGAACTACAAGGCGGTTCAGGAGGCATGCCCGAACCGCGAGCTTACGACTCTCGCCAAGTCGTTCAGCTACGACCAGTTGAAGGAGATGATGGGCATGGCGAACGCGTTGCAGTTGCTCTCGCAGAACATTGGCGAGACGATCCAGCACACGGCCCACGCACTCTACCCGAAGCAGTTCATGAAGGATGTCGAGGAGCATGGCTTCGGGTACGACGACCGGCCCCACGTCTATGTCATCGACCTCTCGGGCCTCGACCAGCCACCGCCGAGGAAGCCCGGCAAGGAGCCAATGGTCTCATGAAGCCGACCGAGAAGGTGAGGCGATTCCGAAAGCAGACCGGGTTCACGCAGAAGGAGGCGGCGAAGTGGTACGGCTGCACCGAGCGGTCGTGGCAGCGATACGAGGCCGGAGATCGCCCCGTGCCGACGCCGCTGCTCCACGCCATCGACCGCCGCCACGAACACGAGCTTGCCCACAAGGGCACGGCTGAGTAACCTTCTGTCCTCTCCGGCGACGCGGCTTGTCACCGCCCGCCACTGTGGAATTGCTCCGATGAAGCAGAACAGCCCTCGGTTAATCGCCGGGGGCTGTTTTGCGTTATACGCCTCGCTGAGCCACGATCTCGGGTGGGTGGCTACCTCTGTGGCCCTCCGGTGGGGATCGTGACACCACGGAGGCTGCCCGCCAGCAGGCGCAGCGATCTAGCGCGGGTACCGAACTCGTCAGCCTCCCATCGCGGCATGGCGAGGTACCCCATGATGATCGTGTACGCTGGCTCCTCCCCCTGACACTCGACGACGGCGTACCCCTGCTCGAATAGCCGCTGCTGGAACTTCCGCTGCTCGGCGCTGCCGTACTTACCGATCTGCTTCATCTCGACGTACAGGCCGTGGAACAGCGAGCGCGGCGCTGGCAGCACGAGGTCGGGCACGGACGGCTTCACCCCCTCGGCCTTGAGCTTCCCGCCCTGCGCCTTCGATCTCCACCCGCCGTTCGGTACCGCGTACAGGAGTTCAAGCTCGGGATACCGGCCCTCCAACGCGGAGAGCCGCTGGATCAGGTAGCTCTGTTCGAGGTGCTCGGTGCGGTGCGCGAGCGCCTTCGCCAACTGCTCCACAGTCTTGCCGGTGTTGCGCTTCCTCGGGTGCTCGGTCACGCCGATCCCGCGCGCGATCTCCAACACCGTCCGGTCGAACCTCGGCGCGCTACGTGGCATCCGTCTCTCCCACCCCTTCGCGGAACTCGGCGAGCAGCTTCTCGCCTTCCTTCGCCGCGCTCTTGAAGCTCAGGATCGAGTGCTCGATGTTCCGGGTGAGCCACTCCGTCCGATCCACCAGCCGCCACAGCCGCGCCAGCTTCGCCGCGCTCGACCACGCCGACAACTCGATCCCGGTGCGCGCCTTGAAGTCCTCCGCCATCTTGCGCCACGTCTCATTCTGCTCCCGGAGCGCGACCAGTTCCCTCGGCTCCGTCGCCTTCCGCCCTAGCTCGATCCCCTCAAGCCGCCCGGCCTCCTTCGCCGCGCGTAGCTCCTCGGTCATCTCGCCCTTCTCGACGGCGCGCCGGATGATGTTCACCATCATGGGCACGGAGAGTTCGCGCCGGTGATCGAGCGGGAGCGCCTTCTGCTTCGAGATCAGGCCCTTGCCGTTGGCTTCGAGCAGCCCCCACCCGTGCGGTAGCTCGTCGAGCTTCACCACCTCCGGGTTCGCGACGATCCAGAACGTCTTGCAGAACGACGCCGCGCTCTCCGCCTTCTCCGGGTTCTTCTTCTCCCGGAGCCAATCGCTGCGGCTCGACTTCACCTCGAACCCGATCAGCTCGTAGCCGCGCGAGCGCCAGAGGTTGAGCGCCAGTGCGTCGGCGTACCTCCCGGCTGGCGTCGCCACGTTCGCGAGCGTCACGAACTCGGGCATGCAGAACCGCTCCTTGATCCGCTGCACTAGCTGGTGCTCGCCGAAGTTTAGGTGGCCGTTTGCCATCAGCAGCCTTCCTCCTTCGCCTGCTGATACTTCACCCACGGGATGAAGCCGCAGATCGTGTGGAACCCCCACTGCCGACGGTACGGCCCGGTGAGCACGAGCGTCCACGCCGTCTTTCCTACTGGCAATTCGAGGCGGTGCGGCCACGGCAGCGGTCGCCAGAGCACGGAGCCGGGGCCGTACCACTTCCGCGCGGTCTCCTTGTGTCCCTCGCCGGTGATCTCGTAGCCAGCGCGGTACAGCGGGCCTGCCGACGCGTGCCACGCGTCATCGACAGTGCGGTGCTCCCAATACCCGCCGAGGAGGATGATCGAGAGGAACGACCACGGGTGATCGTGTAGGTCGCGGTCGTCGTCCGACTGCACGATGTGGTGCAGCTTCACCCCGAAGAACGGATTGTTCCACTCCCACCGGATCAGGTACGGATCGCCGTTCTCACGGCGGATGATCTTCTTCTTAAGCCCGAGCATCATTCCACTCCACGAGAGGTGTGTCGTTGCGAAGATACAGCGGGTGCCGAGGGTGCCCCGCCTTTGTGAATCCGAACACGTACAGCTTGCGCCCGCGTGTGGCGATGAGACGCCGCACCTCCTGATCGCGGTCGCGATGTCCACCGTGCGCGCCCCACGCCGCCACCATCTTGCCGCCAGCGCAGGCGAGGGCGATGTGTTTGTCGTTCTCGTGCACTGTGTCCGGGTGCGCGACCGGGTGTGGCACGAGCTTCATGTAGCCGGGATCGGTCGAGCGGAACGCGAACAGGTTGAGCATGATGAGGCCACTGCACCCCTCGCGCTTGGCGAAGGAGATGCAGCGTCGGATCGTCGGATCATCGACGGTCTCGTCAGCAGTGCTCGGGTTCAGGCCGATCACCACGAGGTTGCCGCCCGGCCCGCCCCACTCTCGCGTCAGCTTGTAGCGGTACACGCGGTCGTCGGAGAACTCAGCGCCGGTTTTCATGGCTCAATTTCTCCTATGTCAGCGTGTAGAACTGCGCGGTTCTTCTCGTGATCCCACTCCACCTCGAAGATGTCGCAGTCGCCCTCGCCGGTCACAAGCACGAGCACCTCGTAGTCGTCAGCCTCCGGCGCGCCGCCAGAGAGGAGCTTCTCCACCAGTTCTCGCACAGTCATGGCACGATCCGGTTCGAGAATCGCTGCCGTGAGTCGAAGCGCACCGCCATCACCGATCTCAGATCGCCGCGCCCGAACACGTTCTCGCCGAGCCACACGCGCTCGTCGTCGTAGTCGTCGAGCGTCACGTCGATGTACCACGCCTTCGGCATGCGCGAGTTGCCGTCCGACCACTTGTACTTCCGCTGCTTGAGTATGTGGCGCGTCTCGTAGGGAGCGCCGCACGCCCACATCCTGATCCGCTCCTTCCTCGCCTCGGAGAGCACAGCTTCGAGCGGGCGGTGTCCGAACGGCAGCATGGATTGCAGCAGGTGAATCCCGGCGTAGCAGTCCATGTCGGCGCGGTGTCCGTCGTAGAACATCCCGAGGTGGCGGAACATGAGCCATTCCAGCTTCATCGAGGTGAAGCCGTGCTCCGCCCACGGCACGTCGCGCATCGAGCAGCCGAAGCGCGTGCGCGTGAGGAAGTGCCAGCGGTTCTCCATGAACTGCCGGTCGAACTCGGCGTTGTGGCAGATCACGATGTCCGCGTCCTCGCAGATTTCCTGCACGCGGTGGCTGTTGATCCGCTTCCCCTTCACCATGTCGTTCGTGATCCCGGTGAGCGTCACCACCTCCTCGGGTATGTCGATCCCCGGCTCCTCCAACTCGACGAACGCCTCCTCGGTCGTGCACACCTCGCCAGCGCGCGAGAACGTGAACGGCACGAGCGCAAGCTGGATGATCTTGTCGCGGTCGGAGTCGAGGCCGGTCGTCTCCACGTCGGCGAACACGCCCTTGAGTCTGTCGGCGTCCTGCACCTTCGTGGCGTAGTGCCTGACCGGGTGGAAGCGGGTGATGAGAAGCTCCTCCACCTCGGTCGCTGGTTGTGTCATTGAGTCACTCTCCTGCGGGGCCGACGAAGCGGCTTGTCTGGTGCCATGAGTTGATCGAGCGTGACGCCGAAGTGCGCCGCGCACTGAGCGAGCAAGTCTGCCGAGGGCACGCGCCCCTGCTTCACGAGCCGGTACAGCGGCCAGTAGCCGCAGCCGATCTCCTTCGCAGCGAGCGTGATGTTCCCCGAGTATTTCCAGCCGACGAGTTTCGAGATACGCTGCGCCGCCAGCGTCGAGGGAGGGATCATGCGCCCGCCTCGCCGAGCATCTTCGCAAGCTGCGCGAGCACGACGCCCTCCACCTTGTCGTTGAGAATCCGATCCACGCCGACAGCGTTCACGGCGCGCACCTCAGGCTGCGATAGCTCGTCACGCCACGCAGGCAAGGCGGAGTTCGGGAACTGAGGGTTCCGGTTCTTCTTCACCAGCGCGATGATCTCGCCAGCGCGGAGCATCTTGCCGTCGTTCTGTTTCCCCGGAGGTGCGGTCTCCTTCTGGATGCCGGAGATGAACGACCGGAAGTGACGGAGCGATGGCTGCTTCGGGAACGCGGCCACGTAGTCACGGATCGCACGCCCCATCGTTTCGTTCGAGACCTTCGGCCCGTGCATGCCGTCGAGCAGTGCCACGATCTCGGCGTGCAGCGCCTCGATCCCGGTCACAGGCCAGAGGATCATGAGCTTCCGGTAGTCCGGCGTGTACTCGCGAGGCACCAGCCCCTCGCCGGTGATCTGAGCGGCGGGGCTTTCCGGGACATTGGTGGACTGTCCCTCGCGCGCGCGGGGTGGTGGAGTAGTTAAGTCCTTATCTCCATCTCCATCTACATCTAAAGTCTCCGGGGGACATCGTGGACTGTCCCCCTCAGTCCCGGACTGTCCCCCCTCCTTCTTCCCCGCCCGCCAGCGGGCCTTTTTCTCCGCCTGCCTGATCTGCTCGGGTGAGCGCATGTCCCTGTATTTCTTGATGTTAAGCACCACCCACCCACCCTCGACCTTCCTGATCCTGCGGCCATCGTCGTCCGGCGTCCGGGAGTCCGGGTCGGGAGCCTCCAAGACGGCGAGCGCCTTGATGCAGTCCTCCCGGCTCACCCGACTGACGTGGGCCAACCCGCCCACGGACGCGCCGACGTAACCCTCCCAATCGGCGGTGGAGAGCATGGCGATCCACACCCGGAGCGTGGCGTCAGATTCGAGCCAGATCGACGAGGTGAGGATCGACGCGTAGAGCTTCACGAAGCCGTCAATCATCGACCGCTGCCTTCACTTTGGCGTTCACTTCCTCGACCAGAGTGTCCCACCCGCGCTTCGATCTCTGCTGCGTATCCTCGACGAGGTTCCGCAGGTCGGTGAGCGCCTTTTCCAGCTTCTCGATCTTCGCCTCGTTGGCCTGTAGCTCGCTGTCGTGGAACTGGCAGGTCTGCGAGCCGATCTCCTCCTCGATCTCGTCGTACAGCGCCGCCTTCACGGCGCGCTTCACCTCAGGGGCTAACGATTCCCACACGAGTTGATCGGCGACCGTCGCCGGTTGGATCACCTCGTCTCGGCTGTCTGTTGATCCGCGCGGCATTAGGCCAGCCCCCACATCGCGATGTTCCCCTTCTCGGTCTCGCTGTCGGGGTAACGCTTCACGAAGCCGAGATCGACAAGCTCCGCGCACCGCGTGCGGATCGACGACTCCGACTGTATCTCCGTCTCGTCGCCCCGGTCGATCTTGCGTTCGTACTCGGCGACAAGCTGGCCGTGACTCATCTCGTGGATGCCGAGCGCCTTCGCCTCCTCGAAGATCGCGAGCACTGCGCGCTGCGTCGGGCGCAGGTTCCTCACCTTCGGCGGCAGCACCTCGGGCGCGTGGTTCGGGTCGATCTCCCATACCGTCGCCTCGCGCTTGTTCGGCGTCGGTCGCGTCGTGCCAGAGTCGCGGAGGCCGTAGCCGCGCGGTGGGCATAGCTCGCTGCGCCGCGCCGACATGCCGCTCCACGAGAAGTGCCACCCGAGCTTGACCGCCATGTCGCGAAGCTCGTAGTCGGTCATCGAGCCGTGCGTGCGGATCATGAAGATGATCTTGCCGTGAGCGTCCCTGATCTTCGCCTTCGTGATCGACGCCGCAGCAGCCACCGAGGTCGCCGGTGCGCCGCGCCGACTGACCGCGCGCTCCTGATTGAACATCGCCCCCTGTGCGGGGTCGTGATTATGGGCCTGTTTTGTCCTTGTCATTCTCTCCACCTGTGGGTTTCATCAGTTCGTTGTTGCTGATCCTCGTGATCTGCAACGTGAGGGTATCGAGGAACGCGATGAGAGTGTGCATCGCCTCCTCGCTCTTGCAGAGGCCGATGTCGTAGTCCATGAAGTCCGGCCCCTCGGTGAGCTTCGCGTCGGTGAACTCCTGCACGAGCTTGTCATAGGTGCGAATCCAGATGCGCGGATACGGCTCGCCTTCCTGCTTGTGGCCGACGTGCAGGTAAGCCTTCGGCGCGTCCGAGCAGACGTAGGCTGCCGATAGAATCTTCCCCATCAGCGCGCACCACGACTGCGCTTTCCCTTCGCCTTCGCTGGCGGCGGCTGCCCACGATCCCTGAACGCGATCCGCGCCGCCTCCTGCACCGAGTTCCACGTCCGCTCGGTGACGGCGACGATGTGGCCGCAGTAGAAGCACTGCACCTTCCACCCCTCCACCGTTTTCATGTGTATCCACGTCAGCACCGATCCCTTGCTCTTGCCGCAGGCCGGGCAGGTGTCAGGAAGCGTCGAAACGACAGGGAGAGGGGTAGAGTGGCTCTCGCCGACGATCTGGCCTCCAATGTCAAGCTGGCCCGGTAGCTCGCCGTGCAGATCGGGCGGGGGTTCGAGGCTCATCTGCTGAGTCCGCTCCCACGCCTCGTCTGCTAGGGCACGCTTACTTTTTCCCTTCGCCACGGCGCGCGTCCTCCTCATCCATCTGACGCTGGCGCTCGACCTCCTCCTTTGGCAGGTCACTCGGCGTCTTAGTGCCGGTGGTGCGCGAGTTTTTCACACGGTCGCGGAGATCGCCCGCCGTCGCTGCCGTGGCCTCGACGATCTTGGACGTGGTGCGGCTCTGCTTCTCCTCGGCAGTCTCGGCCTCGATCTCCTTCCAGTTCGTCTCCCCGTCCTTGATGGCGGTGTAGATCGAGCGCAGCACTTCAAGCTCCGCCTCGGTCACGGCTTCGAGCGACGGCTTTCCGAGATACTCGCACAACTGGTTCGGCAGGACGCCGATCTGGTAGAACGAGTCGGCGATACGCTTCCGCGCCGCCGTGGGGTCGCGCTTCACTTCCTGCTTCCGCGTCGCGAGGCACCGCTCCAACGCCTCGTCCACGAGATCACCGGGCACAATGGCGCGGATCATCTCGCGTCGCGCCTTCGCGACGTTGGCTCCCTGCTTCACGAGAAACGCGTCCTCGTCGGCCTCGATGCGGAAAACGCGCTCGTTCTTCGAGTTCACGCGCTCGCTCACCACCACATCGCCCTGACGCGGGGCCTTGCGCTCGACCGTCTTTTCGAGGATCACGTCGATGGACGCCTGATAGTTCGATTCGAGATCGGCGGCAGTCACGCGAATGGCACGGCGCTCGTCGTCGTCGAAAACGACCATGCTCTGCACGTCGATGTTGCCCCACTGGCGCGCGATCTCCTCCATGAGCCTGATCGAGCCACCCGTCGCCTTCTTGCCTTGTCCAACTGGCTTCGAGTATTCGGCCAGATCAGCGAAGCGTGGCACATCGCACCGCTTCATCAGTCTGGTGCGCGCAAGATCAGGATTGCGCGGGCGTCCCATCGCCACGAGGTAGCGAGCTTCGACTGCCGCCTTCTCGCGCGCAGCCACGGCGACCGAGGCCGTCTCCGCTGTGACGATTGGCGCGGACTGCCCCGGCGAGGGCACGAGTTCAGTTGATTCCGTTGACATTATTCACCCCTCCCGAAGTACGCCCGCAACTCGCGGTACGGCTTGCCTTTCGTCTCGAACTTCGAGAGATCGAGGTCGGCCTTGCCGCCGATCTCCTCGAACACTTCGTCCGGGATCACACCGGAGCGGAAATACGGTTGCAGGATCACGCCGACTGTGAGCCGGTCGAGCGGACGCGCACCCTTGAGCGCCTTCGCGTCGAACCCGGCGCGGCCCTCGCGCTCCGCGTAGTGCACGCGGCCAAGTCCCTCAAGCTCGTAGATGCCCGGCGTGTCGCCGACCACCTCGATGAACCGCTCCTTCGCCTCCTCCTCTGCGGCCTCGGCGGTTTTCACCAGCGCCTTCGCCTCGCGGAGGAACGACAACGCCTGCGTGAACGCGGTGTCCTTGCGCTTCGTGACCGAGCCGACGACCACGATCTCCTGCCCCCTGATTTCGGCGATCACGTCGGGCGGCGGCGTCATGGTCTCCACCAGCGTCCAGAACTCCGCCTCCTTCTCCACCATCGAGTCGATAAGCTGCTGATCGCGCTCGACAGTGAAGTGGATTAGCTCCATGCGGTCAGCGCAGAAGATCACGATGATCGCGTAGTCGAAGGCGACGACCTCCATGTAATGCTGCATCTGCAACCGCCACGAGTCGGGCAGTCCCTCGCGCTTGATCCGCGAGAACATCCCGAGCGACGGGCACTTGATCTCGGCGAGGATTGGCCTGCCCTCGACCATGCGGTCGATGTTTGCGATCATGAACTTGTGCTTCGGGTGCCGGTGCCGTCCCGGCGTCTTGTTGAGGACGATGCCGGTCGCCTTCGTGAACTTTTCTGCGGCGATGGCCTCGAAGGTGATGCCGCGTTCCTGATCCGGCGTCATGGCGTCGAGCGGTTGCACCTGCCCCGTCTTTTCGAGCCACACCTGCTCGGGCGTGCGGTAACGATCCAGTCCGAGGATCGCGGCTACGTCGGAGCCGCCGATCCCTTCTTTTCGGAGAGCGTGGAACTCCGCTCGATCCTTCGTCGCGGTCTCAGCCATTGATCCGCTCCCACATCTTGCGGAACCACCAGCCGAAGAACTGCGCCGACCACTCGTTGCCAGCGCGCGTCTTGAACAGACTGATCTCCTCGACGCCGCGCTCGTACTGCCACTCATCGACCGAGGGATCGCGGATCACCGCGCTGGCGACTAGCTCGCCGCCGAAGCCGAGCGTCCGACCGACGAACAGAGAATCGACGATCCCGCCGATCTCAACAGCCTCGGCGTGGATGACGATGGGTGAGAGGATGAAGTCGTAGCGCGTCGCATCGCCCGGCTCCAATGTGATCTGAACCGTCTTGCCTGCGAGTAGCTCCTGCGCTACGAGGCCGAGCGGGATGTTCGTGGGCTGAGGGTCGAGCGGTCGCCCGTGGTACGTGAGTTCGGTACTGCTGTCCTGTGGCATTGTCTCTCCGGTGGAAGTGGGTTTTGCAACTGTGCAAACTTACCCCACCCCAACCGGGGAGCGCAACCACCAGATCAGGGCGCGACTTTGGGCCGGAAGTAGCCCATGATGTCGTTGCGGCGGATCGGGCCGAGATCGACCGCCTGCCCGTTGTTCGTCGTGCCCGCGTAGCCACGGTTTCCCTCGACCGTCAGCACGAGGGGATCGAGCCGTGCGATGATCCCGATGTGGTGAGCTACGCCACCCACGCCGTACAGCACAGCACTTCCGATCCGTGGCGTTGACACGAGGTAGGGCACCCACGCGTTCGTCGCCGGGTAGTCGGCGGGCACGAGACAACCGCAGTCGATGAACCACGTCCCGGCTGCAATCGCGCACCACCAGACGGGCGGCTTCAAGCCCGCGCGCTTCGTCATGGCGTCGATCCTGATTCCCCGGTTCGAGCCGAGCGGCACCTCGTTGATCCCGTCGTCCCGCATCGCACGCTCGACGATCATCCGTTCGAGCGGTGTGGAGTTCGAGTCATCGAGCCAACCGGCAACACGCGGCCACGCCAGTGCCGGTCGTTTCACCAGCGTGGTGTTCAGTCCCGCGACTCCGCGAACGTCAGTCATCTTTCGTCACCGGCCCGGCCTTGTGTGCTCCGGCTCGGAACGCTGTCTGGACAGAGGGTTCGCCGTGCTGCTCAAGCATGACCCTCGCTGCGGCACGAGCGCGTGGCGTCGCGGCATTAGTGGGATTCGTGCGGGCTGCGATGATCCGCTCTACCACAACGAAGGCGGCGACGATGAGGGCTGAAACTTCCCCGGCGTCGAGGGTCAAGCCGTACTTGGCTCCCCATCCCACGATGAAGGCTGCGAGCAGCCCGGCGAACTGTGCGATGTAAGTCTTAATCACTTCCATCTGAACCTCCCAATGGTGAATCCTCGTGGTACTGCTCCGAGCGTCGGCGGTTGATCTTCCGCTCGTTGATGAGATCGAGGAGGTCGCGTAGCTCCTGCACCTCCTCCTCACACAGCCCCTTCTCCTCGTGCAGCCGGTCGATCTCAGCGGTCAGGCTTTCGATGACGGACTTCTGAACGACGACCGCATCCTGCGCCGCTCCGACGACAAGGCGCGTGCGATCCGGCCCGATCCTGAACGCGGCGGCAATCCCGCCGACGATCCCCCCGCTGCCAATGATGATCGCGATGATGTTCAGAAGCTCCGGGGTCACTAGTCACCCGGCGCATTATGAGGAACCTCGACGATGGCAAGAGAGCGCCGCTTGAGCAGGAACACGAGGCGCGTACCACACGCGATGAGAAACGCGAGGTTTTGCAGTAGCGCCGTGAGGATCACTAGCTGGAAACCAGCGGCGACGAACAGAACGATGAGTCGAATGAGGAGCGATGTCGCGAGGAAGATGATGCCGGTGGCTTCGAGGTTCCGGTAGTTCCACCCGAGGCCCGCCACCATGAACGCACCCGAGAGCACGTAGAGCAGGTTGAACAGGATGACAAGCTGCTCCGGCAAGAGAGTGTTCACCACCGACGCCGTGAGCGTCACGCCGAAGAAACTGATCGCTCCCGTCCACATCGCGAGCACGGCGGTCGCCGTCTCGAATGGTGCGATGGCACACCGCCCGCAGAACAGGCGTGCCCCGAGAGGCACCTGTGAGAGAGAGCGCATTACCACGTCAACGTGGGGGAGGTGAAACGGTTCGCTCGAACTTCGCGGCAGCCCTATCGACCTTTGCGTCATAGTCTTTGAATAGCTCCTCGTCGCGCGCTGGATTACGGGATGCGTTGAGCGCGCGCTTCAACTCCCGATTAAGTCGCTGCATGTCCTTCTCGTATTCAAGTTGCGCCCTGAACGCCACGCCTCCCGGCTCTACGAAGCGCGGCCTCGCTCCCACCAAACCTAGAGCGTCGATGCTCGCCTTTGAACGGTCACTGTTAGCTAGATCGTTGAGGATGCGCGGCAGGTGGAAACCAACGGAGGGTGGCGCGGCAGCCCGGCCCAAGTCCTTTGCGATCTCGCCCGCCACACCCCACGGCCCCGAGGTGTCGCTGTAGCGCGGCTCACCACGGAAGCTGTCGTAGTTATTGGAGGCAATGTTCCATAGCTCGGCAGCCGGGCCGGAAGGAGTGAGAACTCGCGGAAAGCGATCTGAGATGGCGGCTCCGGTGCTTCCCTGATTGGCAACATCAGTTGCGCTAGAGAATGGAGTGAACCGTCCGAGATCGAGAGCGGCCTTTCGGCCCTCAGCATCCACAAAAGGCAGTTGAGTAAATCCGGGGAAGAAGTAGCCCCACTTACGACGATCACGTTCCTCAATGTCCTCCTCCGGGATTTCGCCGACCTGTGACTTGGAATACTCGTCGAGCGCAGCGCCAGCGGCGACCAGCGTGAGGTAGCGGTACGGGTGGTCGATGACGTTCTTCGCCACTGGCGGCAGCACCTTGAGCGGCCAGAGGATGAACGGCGAGAGACGACGCGCCACCGAGAGCGCGGGCGATCTCGTGTAGAAGTTTCCGAACTCCGATCTCGCGGCCTTCACCGCCTCCTCGATGCTCGCTCCCTCGGCCCGGCGCTTGAGGAACAGCGCAGCGCGGAACACGTTGTCCTCGTTGTTGTAAACCTTCCGCACCCAATCGAGCGGCTTGTTGATCGCTGCCGCAATTTCTTCGAGCGATCCCGTCTTGCCGACGAGACCCGCACTGCGCCGGTCGAGCACCGCTGCTGTCTCCGGGCGTGTCGTCTTGTGCAACGCTTTGAGCGCGCCCTCCTTCCCGGTGAGAACTGATTCTCCCTCGGCGGTGGCGGTGGCGAAGTTGAGATTGAACACTCCCGCCTCAGTGAGCGCGCGAGCGGCTTCGCCGTACTTGTTGATGTCCTTGACCGCCTTCGTGAGGTAGATCGGCTGCTCCCACAGCGGCACACCAGCGAGGTGGAGGATCGGAATGTTGGCGATGACGTTGGCGACGTTCGTGCCGAGATTAAATACGGTGTGCGTCTGCTTCCAGAAGTTGATAACCTTGTCGATCCCGAAGCTCTCGGGCATGCCGACTAACTCCCGGTGGAGAGCCTTGTCCACGACCATGCCGCGCAGCACACCGAGACCGGGAGTGTCCGGCAGCGTCGCCCACTTCGCATCCTTCGTCTGGTAGCGCCGCGAAACGTCGTCCATCTCCGCCTTCGCATCGTCCATGAGCGACTGCCAGACTGCGCGATCCTGCGGGTTCGTCGCCGCCTTCCAGTTCTGGCGTGCGTCGAGGAACTCGTCGAGCTTCGTCTGGAAATCAGGGTGCACCATCCCCGGCGTCGTCGAGGCGACGTGGAGGAAGTCAGCGTTCGCGATGTTCTGGCTCGCCTTCGCAATGTGATTCTCGATCCGGTAGCTCGACTCTCTGATCTCGCCCCGGTCGAGGCGCGCGCCAAGCTGCTGCACCTGCGCCTCGTCGAGCGCGTCCATCGCGTCGGAGATCGCCTGCGGATCACCACCCGCCATCGCCTCGTCGAGTTTGTCCTGCGCCTCGCGGATCGGGATGTCGAGGGTACGGCGCTTCACCTCCTGCACGCGACGCGATCCACCGGGCACTGCCTTCCCGCCCGACTCGTCGTTCTTCCACACGTCGAGCGCCTCATACTCGGCGTACTTCCTCGGCCCGGCGTACCCCTCGATCACCTGCTCGGGCTTGAGCACACCGCTCCGTAGCTGCTCCGCCGTGAGGCGGGCATACTCCGCCTCGTGCGCCTGAGCCACCGACATGACTCCTGCCACGGTCGGGCCGGTCAAGCCCTCCCAATCCTCTCCTTCGAGCACGTCGGATACTTCGCGGTCGCCCTTGCCACCGAGCGTCCGCGCCATCTCGCCGAACTCCTTCGCACGAGCGCGGCCCTTCGCGAGATCGGATCGACGGATCGCCAGACCTTCGTTGATCTCCTCGGGCAGCAGCAGCGCGGGTGAAATGAACCGCACGCCGGTGCGTCCCGCCTCGGTGCGCGAGAGTTGATCCACAAGCGTCTTGACCACCGCCTCGCCGCCCTTCATGAGGTTCTTCGAGCCAATGGCGTTCAGCGCCGCGAGACCGATCAGCGGCTTCGACATGCGGTGGATGTTCTTGTCGTCCGAGTTGTCGGCAGCCATGCCGAGCACAGCGAGCGACACCGCCGTGGGCGACCGCTTGAGCATCGACAGCGCCGGGCCGACAGGGTTCGAGTACAGCACCCCGCGCCCCTCGGACTGGAACTTCTCGATGTTGCGAGCGAGCCGAGCCGGGATCGGCGGATCACCCGGCGCGCCAATGAGCTTGATCGCTGCCTTGCCTTCCTCGCCGGTGCGGTACGCAACGAAGCCCGCGCGCTGGATCGCGTCCGCCATAGCCTCCGGCGTGACCAAGCCGGTTTTCACCAGCTTCGCGATGATGCCGTGCGGGTCTTTCTCCGCGTCGTATATCTGCTCCTTCGGGACGCGGATGTACGGCACGCCATCCTTCAAGCTCTCGCGCGCGACTGCCTCACCCACGTCCGCCTCAGTGACAACCTTCGCCTTGCCGCCTCGCGCATCGAACTCCTTGAGAGCCTTGCCGCCAGCCGCCTCGAAATACTCGAACGCACGCTCGGCTCCCTTCCGCACCGCTGCGTGGCGCACGACGAGGACACCCGCCGCGAGCAGCGCCGGTGCAATCGGGATGTACGGGTTCGGCTTGTCGCGCGTGCCATCGTCGGCTTTCGCCGTCTCCGCCGAGGTGGCAGTCGCAGCCAGCGCGCCGAGGAGAGGGAAGCCAAACTTCTTGATCTTCGCCTTCATCTCGGGCGTGAGCTTCACCGACCAGTGCGAGTAGCCGTCCATCACGATGCGCTCGATCTGCACGTCGATCCCGAGGCCCTTGAACAGCCGCTTCACCGCGCCGGTGACGGATTGATCGTAGGTGATCTTGGCCGCGTCGGGCGTCAGGTGTGCAAGCTGCTCGCGGTTCTCGGCAGTGCTCCACGCCACGCGGTCGTAGTCTCCCTCGGCAGCCTCGCTCAGCATCCGCGCGCTGGTGAGGTTGAACACGTCGTTCGATTCCTTGAACGGCATGTCGCCGACCGGCTCGTACGCGTCGTTCGGCAGCTTCTCCACGAGCTTGTCGATCTCTGTGCTCGCGGCCCGCGCGCCCTTGCGATTCGCCTCCATGATCTTCTCGCGGAGCCTGCGGTACGCGCGCATGTCGCGACCGACGAGGCGGTCGATCTCGCCGGGCTGCATTGCCTGCCACGGCGTATCTTCGAGCACCGTCTTGAGAATCGCCGCCTTCTTCGACGGGCGGGCGTCCGCGTTTCGACGGTAGATGTCGAACTCATCCTGCGTGTTTTCGAGTTCGCGGATCGCCGCCTGAATTGTCTCCGTCTCCTTGTCAGTGACGGTGCGGTGCTCGTCGCCGGGATTCCTGAACCCGTGCTCCTCGCCGCGCTGCTTCCAGTCGGACTGATGCTCGAACGCGTTCAGCACCTTCTCGACCTTCGCGTTCGGGTGCTTGCCCATGACCTCGCGCTTCGTCGCCTCGAACTCAGCCTCAGCCTTCTGCACCTCGACTTGGATGGCTGCGTACTCGTTGGCGAGAGCGATCTCCTCCGCCGTCGCCGTCCCATCGCGATTCTGTGGGATCAGTGCGTGGTACCGCTGCGCGACTTCCCCCTGCTGCTGGCCGAGAACATTGCGCCGCTCGACCGCTGCGGCGTATGCCTTGATCGCCTCCGTAGTCGGTGGCGAATAATCGTGCTCCGTCATCCGCAGATGTGCGAGCGTGTTGACGAGATCGGGGAAGTGCCCGGCAGTGAACTCCTCGCCGCGCATCCGGTTGTCCCACGAGATCAGCACCTCGCGATAGTTCCTACCGTTCGGAACGCGCTGGTACGTGTGGAACTTTGACTTCCCTTTCGCCTTCATGGGGAGCACCGCCTCACGGGCAAGGTCGGCTGTCGAGGGCACGCCGTCAGCCGATGTGCCGCGCAGCACCATCGTCATCTGCTCAGGATCGCGCGGATCACGGGCGGGCGTATCAGGGCCAGCCTCAGCTAGGTGTTCATCCATCGCCTCCTGATCCGCTTCGCGCGCGGCTTCGAGTTCCTCCATGAAGTTCTCGTCGTACGACGCATCCTCCTCGCGGAGCATGTAGGTCTCGCTCTCGGTCGAGTAATACTCCTGATTGCGGCTGTTGTACGTCTCAAGCGCCGAGCGCAGATCATCGAGCGCGTTGTCGTCACGCTCGTAGTTGTCGTTGACGTACTCTTGCAGCAGACTCTCCCGATCAGGATTGCGGGCGATCTCGTCGCCGTCGCGGTCGAGCAGGATGTAGTCGCCCTCGTTGTCGTCGTACTTCACGGTCACGTCATCGAGTAGCTCGCGCAGATTGCCAATCGACGGAACCGGGTGGCGTGACAGCCTGTCCACCTCGGCCATCGCCTCGTACTCAGTCTCGACCGTTTTAACAGCGCGACCATCCTTCACCACATGCCAGTCGTCGCCTTGCCCCCGGCGAACCGAGTATCCATCCGGGGTAATGGTGTCCAGCGAGGGTGAGTACAAGTTGTCGAAGGCACCATCTTCGAGGAGCCGGTTGAGCACCTTGTCCACATCGACGTAGCCTTCCTCGCTCGTGCCGCGCTCCAACGCGCTGTGGAGATCGCCGAGCCGCCCGCCGCCTGCGTTCTGGAACTCCGTCTCGACATCGCTGTGAGCTTCGCTCAAATCCCTCTCAGCCTGCGCGACTTGCTCCTGCGCGTCGGAGATCGCTGTCTCCCGCTCCTCGCGCACGCGGGCGACTTCCGACTCGTAGTCGTCAGGGAACGGGCCGATGGGATCGTGCCGAGGGTCAGCGCGTCCGGCTCCGGTGTATCCGGCGCGCGGCTCGGGCGGCGGCGGTGCCTCACCGGGGATGATGTGGCGTCCGGTCTCGGTGAGCCGCGTGTCGCCGAGTTCCATCTGCCGCCTGTTCATCACCTGCATCACTTCCTCGTGCGTGAGCTTCTTCGTCTTTTCGCCGAGTGGTGACTTCTGGATCGCCTCAAGCTCCGGCAGCAGCGTGACCTTCAATTCCTCCTGTGAGAACGGGCCAGACTTGAGCCGGTTGAGGATGTCCGTGACTGGCATTGCGCCCTTCCACGGCTTCGATTCGAGGAACCGCGAGAGACGGGAGAAGTACCGCTCACCCTCGTGGAGGGCCGTGCCCTCCTTGCCGGTGCTCAGTGCAGCGGCGGCTGCGAGCGCCTTCTTCGTGTCGTCGTTGTCCGACTCCTCGGCCCCCAACGCGAGCGCGGCAGGCATCGCCTGACGACCGGCCTCCTCGCCGACTGACGGAGCGGGTGGAGCTTCGACTGGCTTGCGCGCCGCCTCCGCATCGTCGAGACGACGGAGATCGCGCTCGACGTTCTTGAGCATCGTGTTCACCGACTCGCGGTCGATCTCGTGCGGCTCCGCTTCACCCATTGGCCGGGCAGCGTCGGCACGCTCGCGCAGTGCGTCGCGCTTCGCCATGACCCGTGACCGTGCGCGGGCGAGTTCGTCGTCGCTCATCTCGGAGAGCTTCTTCCCTCGTGTGTCCACCGTCGAGAGATGCTCGGACTTGAGCTTTACCGGCTCCTGAACCGGCTGCGACTTCGCCTGCTCAGCCTCGACGCGCGCCTGCTCGACGGCCTGTAGCTCCGCCGCCTGCCGCTCGGCCATCAGCCGCTCCATGTTCTTCGACATGTCGGCCTGATCGGTCGGACGCTTCCACGGGATGCCGCGCTCCTCAGCCGGACGCTGGAAGGGGAATGGCTCGGTGCGTCCGCGCTCGAACGCCTCTGCCGCAGCCGCTCCCTCGGGAGTCTGGCGATATGCCTCCCGCTGCTCGGGCGTCCAGAGATCGCTCTCGTCACGCGGGCCAGTGCGCCGTTCCTGCTCGGCCCAATACGCCGCCTTCGATCCCATCTCCCGCTGCCGCACCTCCTGCTTCTGAGCGAGCACCTGCTCCAACGCGTCCGAGATCGCGCGCAGGTGCGCCTCGGGGTTCTTGTCGTCGAGCGGCAACTGACCGGCAGCAGCGCGCTCGCGGTTGACGATCCCCGTCGCCTCGGCGGCTTCCTTCTCGCGCAGGATCGCCTCGTAGATGTTCGCGTTGTGGTTCTCGAACGGCGCGGGCATCGACGACGCGAGCCGTGCTGCGAGCCGCTTGACGCTCGGCCCGGCGAAGTCCCACGCTGCACCGGCCACGATCTGCGTCGCCGCGCCGAGACCGAACCCGAGCGCCGCGTTCAGTCCGGCAGCCGTGAGCGCCTCCGTAGGCGTGCCCCCGCGCGAGCGCGTCTCCGCGTAGTCACCAACCGCACCAGCACCAGCGCCGGGCAGACCGCCAGAGACGAGCCGCTGTCCAGCGCGGCCCATCGCCGTCGTGGCAGTCGGAGCTTCACCACGCGCCGCGAGACGGAGCGACTCCGCGAGACGGTTCGTCCCGACTTCCTCCGCCACCTCGCCTGCGCCCGCGATCAGGCGACCCGAGCCACCGAGCACCATCGCCGTAATGTCGCCAGCGATAGCAGCAGGAGCTTCTTCGAGCATCCCCTCGCCGAACGTCGGCTCAGCGCGCAGACTCGTGCCCGTGCGTGGCTTGCCGAACTTCTCGATGTCGGTCTGCGTCGGGAGATCGCCGGTGTCCTGCGCTTCCCTGATCTTCCGGTACGCCTCGCCGCTCACACCACCGGAGAGGAAGGTGAGACCGGGCGGCACGTAGCTCGTAAGCCGGTTGAGATACTTCGTGCCGAAGCCGCCCTTTACGTCCTCCAATCCCATGCGGAGGCTCAAGTTCTGCGCGAGGGAGTGCGCGTACTCGCGCTCCTGCTTCGTGTACTCGGTGCCGTCCGGCTTGTGCACGCTGCCGTTGGCAATCTTCATCCAGTGCGCCGTGTACTCGGCGACGGCCTTCGGATCGCGATAGTTCACGGCGTCGGCAGGAGCCTTCACCTCCGGCGTCTCCTGAGCGCGAGCTACGTCGGCGGTCGCCTCGGGATCGTACACCGGCAGGCCGGTCGCATCGAACTTCGGCGGCGCGAGCCTTGACGGCCCCGGTCTGACCGGCTGCCTCGGCGCGGCTCCGGGACGCGTGATCGCCCTGAACTCGCTGCCCTCCAACCCGCGAACGCCCTCGGTGGGGTCGTACTCCTCGGGATCGGTCAAACGCTTGTATCCCTCCCTGAGGAGGTCGGCGATACCGATTCCGGGCCGCGTACCTGCTGAAACGGTGGGCTGCCGGGGCGCAGGCGTGGCCGCTGCCGGGCGAACTGGCTCCGGCTGGTCTCCTAGTAGCTCCTCGACGCGATAGGGCTTCCTAGCGCCTTCTGGCGGCTTCGCCTCATCCGGGCCGAGTAGCTCCTCGACCTTGACCGGTTTGCGCTTCGGTTTCGGATCGTCGCCATTCACTCGACGGGCCACCCCTCGCGCTTCATCACGTTACGCACGTACGCCGCGATGGCAGCGGGACTTGCCTTCGGGAACTTCTTGAGTGCGTCCGCCTTCACGATCTGCGCGCGCTGCTTGAGCACCTCGATGGGCGCGTTGGCCTTGTCCGGCTCTCCCGGTTCCGTCGTGGCAGTCGGCGGTGGCGCACCTCCGGCCTTGTCCTCTGGCAGGGTGTACGTCTGCAATTCCTTCTGCGCTTCATCGAGGTCGCGCTCCGCCTGCTCGATCCGGCGCTTCTGCTCGGGATCGCGGATGGCGATGCGTCGATCCATTGCGTTCCTCGGGATGACCGCCTGTGCAGCCTGAATCGTCGCGTGTAGCTCCGAGACCCGCTGCCGCCTCTCGGCGAGCGTCTGGTTCCCGGTGCCAGCACCCGGCGTTTCCTTGAGTTCCTTCTGGTGCGCGAACCGGACGTTCTCCCGATTGTACCAATCCTCCTGTGCCGTGCGCGGCGTCGCCGCGATCTCCTCCAACTTGTTCTTGTGCTCGATCCCCTTCTCGTAGGCGAAGTCCTCGCGCTTACCCATCCGCGCCCGTGCCGTCGCCGCGATCTCCGCGCGCGTCGCCATCTGTTGCCGCCCGAGAGCAGTCGGGAGGATCGCCTCGTACCCGCCCGGCCCCTTCTGGATCGAGCGGTCGATCTCGTCGGCGATGCCGTAGTGCCGCGACGTGTCCGCCTCATCGACCGGGCCACGGTGTCCACGCCCGCCGCTCGTGATCGGCGTTAGCTCGTCGATCCGCTGCTCCATCTGCGGCGTGTAGTTCCGCACCTTGAATCCCTGATCCCCGGTGTCGTAGCTCGGAGTGGTGCCAACCTTCGGCCCACCAGAGCGAGCCATGTTCGCCTCGGCGTCCGGCAGCGGATCGTAGCCGGGCAGGTGACGACGGATCGTGCCAGCTATCCCGCGCAGCCTGTCCATCGTCGAGGGAGGAGCGACGACTTCACCGCCCGCGTCCCGCACCTGATTCTCGAACTCGTCGGTCTGCTCCTTCTTCTGCGCGCGCTCTTGCAGGAGTCGGCCAACGCCGCGACCAAACGACTCGCCCCACGTCGGTTCGTTCTCGTCGAAGATCGGGCGAGGCCGAATCCGGTATCCGCTCCCGTAGCCGCGCGGCATTTTACCTCCGGTACTTTTTGAGGTTGCGATCCGCTGTCTTGAGATCGTCGGCGAGCCGCTCGTCGATGTACGGCGCGATTCCACGACGGAGTGGAGGCGTTGACTTCCGCGCCACCCTCGTGTCATCCGCTGCCGCTGGCTCGGGGCGGTCGGGCTGAATCTGCTCGCGCTGGAATGGTTTGCGCCGCATCCGCTTCGCGTTCTCGATCATGCGATCTATCGCGTCGTTGCCCGGCATTAGAAGCTCCCTCCCGCTGCGCTACCGATCTTGTAGCCCTCGAACGCGCCACCCGGCCCGCCGAGCATGAACCCGCCGATACCACCAGCCACACCGCCAATGAGACCACCGATGCCACGCTTCTTCTGACGACGCCGTGCAGCCTTCTCACGAGCATCGTTGATAAGCTGCTCGGCTCTCCCGGAGCCGAGTTCGAGATTCAGGCCAGTCTCATCCTGCCCGAACTGGCCGATGGCCTCATTGTTCTGCATCTGCATGCGCGTGGCGTCGAGCGACGCGCGCGACAACGTGTTGCCGTAATCGCTCACTGTCTTGCGGTAGAGATCGCCCACGTCCGCGTCGTAGAACCCGGAGTCGAGGCGACCGGCACCGACCGACTCACCCTTGAGCCTGCCGAGGGTCTCGTCGAATCCGCCCGGCCCACCCTTCGCCGTCGCCCACGTTCCTGCGGCGTACTTGTTCACCGCCTCCGTGGGATCGAAGCTGCTGATGCGCTTGTAGTAGTCGCTCGTGGCGGCGTCACCGTAGTCGCCAGCCGCAGCCGCAGTGCGACCCTGACCGGCGATGATCGAGCCGGAGTCGTTCCAGTTGACGCCCGGAGCAGCAGGAGCCGCTGTGCGGCGCTGCCTCATGCGAGTGTAGAGATCGGCAAAGCTCATTGGCTACTCCGAGTAAACGATCATGGCGCTGAACTTTGCGCCGTCATACTGGAACTGGATGTCGAGGAACTCCTTCTCTGCGATGAAGCCAGCGGCGTAGGCACCGACCGCCTCGCCGTTGAAGAACTTGTTGAGATCAGTCTGCAATCCCGCAGCCGTCGCGTTCTCGAACACTGCGACCCTCGCGTTCTTCGCCAGCATCAGCGCCCCACTCCGACTTCGATTGTCTCGCGCACGACTTCGTACTCCACCTCAAGCCCCTCGATGATTAGCTGGTTCGGCAGATTCGCCACAGCGTCGAAGCGCGTCTCCACGAGGCACTGGTACCACGTACCCCTCGGAGCCTGCCGCCCCTTCTCGACGCCACCGACCATGAGCGGCACCGACAGCCCTAGCTCGAACGATCTCGTCTGCCGCGCGCTGCCAGCAGACACGAGAGGGATGATGAGCGTCTCCAACGCCACGCCGTCCACCAACGACGTGAGGTAGAGTAGCATGGTCTCCGTGAAGGTCACTACTGCGTACAGTGACGGGAAGATGCACTCGCCTCCCGCGCCCGCTGGCGCGTAGCGATTCGTCTTGGCGTACAGGTCGTAGATGATCCCGCGATCCTTGTACCCGCGATCCACTTCGAGCAGCCCGGTCGAGCCGCGAGTGCCGAAGAACAGTTTCGGCGGCGTCAAAACGAGAACACCTCGGCGGTGAACGCGGTGAAGGCACCGTAGATCGGATAGCCGAGTGCGGTGTCCTTGTATCGCATCTTCACCTTGTACAGACCTCCGCCCGAGGGGCGTGAGTCGAACTCGTCGAGCCGCGTTCCCGGTGGGAAATCCTCTTGGAACAGGAATACCCCGTTCCGATACCAGTGCAGTTGAATGGTGAGCCAGTTGATCGGTCGCCCGCCGAACATGATGACATCCGTGTTGTCCCACACCACGCGCGGGTAGTAGAAGCTGCGCCGGTCGATGACGAGGTTGGCGGGGATCGGATCGAGCCGGTTGTGCCACGACACCTGCCGGTAGCGGTACTCCGATACGTTGTCCTCGGTCAAGTCCATGAGGATCACGCGGTACCACCGAGGCACGTTGCCCGCCGCCTCGACGACGTGGTTTACCGTCTCGTTGTTGAAGGCGACCGCAGGATTCACGTCGGCCACGAACGTCCACGCCTTGAGGTGCATGGCGTCGTCGTGCAGAGGGTCGATGCTCGTCTCGACGCGCGCCTTGCGACCGGCCTCGCTGCTGTTCTGCCAGTGAAAGTCCCACGAGCGCACAGCGCCAGCCTTCACCCACACCGCGTCCTGTAGGATTGGCGGCAGCAGGTACGCGGGCATGACGACCTGCTGGCGCGAGATCGCAGGCCAGAGCGACGGATCGCTCGCGACATACGCCGGGTGATAGACGCCCCCGAGCTTGAAGCGCACGGCAATCTCGTGCGTCGCCGCTGGATTGAACCAGTTGTACGTCGCGCTCTCGTTGGGGCCAGCGACGACGATGTTGTCGGCGAGCAGGTGCCACGACGTGTCGGCCTCGGTGAGGGAGTGCGTCCAGATTTCCGCAAGCTCACCACCGGCCAGAGCGCCGAGGTTGTCCCAATTAATCGTCACCGCGTGGTTGCCCACCGGCGTGGTGGCGGTGATGTCTGCGTAGGCGACAGGAGCCGTCAGTCCCGTGGGCGCGCCCGAGACCCCGGCGAAGAAGCGCGACGCCATGCCGATCTGCACGCCGTACTTCCGGTAGCTCCACCGCTTCGCCTGCGGATTCCTGAGGTGCAGCACGTAGGCCCACTGGCCGAAGATGAACTCGACCTCGCGCTGATCCGGGTTGTAAAGCGCGAAGCCATAGCTGATGTCGGCAGTCGCGAGCGCGTCGGGCAGCGGGCCTGAGAGATCGAGCAGCGTGGACAGGTCGTCGCTCGGCCCCGCCTGCGACATGCGCGGCCCGTCAAGCGACCAGAAGTAATTGACGCCACCGACCGTCACCATGAGGCGCGAGCTTGCCAGACCAAACAGCGAGTCCACCGGCTGCACTCCGAAGTTCTCGCGAGCGTCGCCGACCATGATGTGACTGTCGGTCTCCTTCCGAATCATCAGCACCTTCCCCACGGTCTCGCAGCCGACGATTGGCTCGGCGCGCTGTCCGACGATGAAGTAGTGCGGTGGCAGGAACACGTCGGGCTGCCCCGGCATGGAGACGCGCAGAATCTCCGGGCGGAATGGATCGGTCTCGGTGCCGTAGCCCCACCCCACGAGGTAGTTCAGGTGACGGCGCACGCCACGGAAGAACACGTCCACCGCGCCGGGGATCGCTGTATTCAGATCGGCTTGGAGGTTCGTGAGCGTCACCGCGACAGGATCGTAGATGCGCGTGACCTGACGGAAGTTGTAGTCTGCTTCGTCGTGCGCGATGAACACTTTCCCGTAGCTGTCGTCGCTCGACACCTTCGGGAATGGCGCGTTGACCGGCAGAGTCCAGACGACGAGCGATCCCACCGAGCTAGTCCCGTCCGCGCTCACCTGATAGACCCGCACCTCGCGCGTGCTCGGCTTGTACGTGAACACGAGACCGAGGCCCTGCGAGCGAATCGGCTGTGCGTGGATCGGCTCCTCGCCAGCGGCGAAGGTGATCGTCTCGAACAGCCCGCGTCGTAGCTCCGCCTTGCCGTCCCACAGGTACACGTTCCTGAGGTCGGCGAAGCTCGTCTCCTCGACGGCAAGCACTCCGGTGGAGCGGTCTAGGCCCCCACCGAAGATGAGCGGTTGACGAGGACGATCTGCCACCTCAAACCGGCAGCAGGTAGCAGGCGACGTGACCGATAGCGACTTCGCTCGCGGCCCCCGCCACTGACGACTGCACGATGCGGATGCGCTCGTTGAGAGCGACGACGACGCGCTCGACCCACGACTGCGTGGCACCGGGATACGGCAGCCCACCCTTGACCGCGTTCGTGGCGCTGTTCGCCGCGTTCCGGTGCTCGACCTGCAAATGCTTCCCCGCAGCAGCGACGCCGGAGACTGACATGGTGATCTCGACGTAGTACACACCAGCAGGCAGCGGCCCCGAGTCGGCGATGACCGCGTTGGCAGCCGCAGCCGTGACGACGCCCGCACCGACCACCGGATTCGTGTACGGCGTTTTCTTCATCACCGCCACGTCGGTCGCTGAGATCGAGCGCGAGATGTAGCTCGACGTGCCGCGAGCAGCCTCGGCACCTCGCCCGCGCGGGAGCGCCACTTTCATGTCGGCTGTCGGCGTCGAGCGGATGTGGAAATACTTCGCCTTCATCTTCGGCGCGGACTTTTTCTTCGTCGTCATGGGAACTCCCTGAGCGTGAGTACCGGGCAGTGAACGCCACCGCCGAATCTGTGAAACGTGAAGTCACCTGCTGCTGGCACGAGACCGCGATACCGGAGCTTCTGCATGAGCACCGCCGCCGTGCCCCCGGTCTGATCTATCGGCTGGAACATCTGGAAGCTGTCCACCATCACGCCGTCGATGAGCCATGTGATCGTTTTCGTCCAACCGTCGAAGATCATCGCAAGCTCGTGGATCACGTTCGCGAGGTGCACCGTCGCCACCTGCCTGAGAACCCGCACCGGCAAGGCGTTCGCGGGTGCGTCCTTCAAGAAGGTTTTCCAGATATTGTCCGGGCCATGCTCGAATCCGACGCCGACGAGCGATGTCCAGTCGTTGACCGTAACGAGGTCGTGGACGCCCCATGCGAAGTTGTTGGCACCTGCGGCCTGAATGGTCACGATCCAGTCTCTAAGCTCGTAGCCCCGGTTCCGGCGAGGGGTGTTAGGATCGAGAAGGTCGTGAACTCCCGGCAAGTCTTGAAGATTGTCCTCGACGTAACCAGCGGCACCCTGCCCGTTCCGCCGCAGGCCGAATAGCGTACGCTGGTTGCGTGTGATCGGGTTCGGGAAGGAGACGTTCGTGCGCGCCCAATCGTTCGGGCCGAGCACCTGAGTCGCTCCCGCTTGAATGGTGCCGCCAGAGGCGACGACGATAGCTGGCTCTTTCCAAGTCACGAGAGCGCCTCCATCTCCAAGAGCGGCCCGATCCCGCAGCCGTGGTTGTAGCGCAGCGTCACGTTCAGGTCAGGCCGGAGCGTCCAGTAGATTTGATCTCCCCTGCCGTCGATGGCGACTGCACCCGCATCCGCGCCGGGCTTATAGCGATCTACCAGAGCACCGTCGATGTACCAGCGCGCCTCCTTTTGCGCGCCGTCAACCTCGATCATAAGCTCGACGAGATCGGTGATGAGCCTCCCGGTGTCAACGACATGGCGCGCAGCGATGTTCTGGTTCTGCGACAGATAGGTTTTCCATGTGTTGCCGCCGTAGCTGTGGAAGCCAATCGAGCGGTACGCTTCGAGCGTTCCGTCCTGCCACGCGTAGCCGCCGCCCACCGTGAACGCCGCAGTGCCGAAGGTCGCGCCCGCCGCGCGCTGGATGCACACCACGTCGCGCAGGCGCACGATGAACGGGATCGTTTGCAGCAACGAGTCGAGCATCGCGTTCGCAGGGAACGCCGGGGAAATCTGGTGCACACCCGGCGACGACGGCGCGCCGCCAATGATGTTGTTCATCCAGCGCGTGTACCGCTTGAGCACCGCGTCCCACCCACGACCCTCCGTACCGACGCCACCGCCGTTCGAGAACGCGAACTCGCCGCGCCCGATCAGGTTCGTCGTGCCCGCGTGGATGCGATCCGTTCTCGCCCACAGCGCCGTCTTGCGCCCCTCGGCGTTTTCCAGAGGTGTCGAGGTACCGCCCTCCTGAGTCCACGTCGTCTGCGGCGCTGGCCGAGTGCGGCAAGCCATTAGGCAGTCCTCCCCGGAGCGTAGCGTGAGCCGCCGAAGCGCGAGATCGTGGCGTCGGAGAAGCGCGCGACGTATGCGTCGAAGTTGGCGAGCGCCTCCTTCTCCTCGTCATCGAGCGAAGTGATGAGTGCCGTTTTCACACCGGCGTCGAGCGTGAGCGTTTTCTTCGCCAGCCACTTCACCAGATCGAGCACGAGTAGCTCGCTGTGCGGATCGGGCACGTCCACGAGGCAGTCCTTCGTGTCCATCGGCAGCGGGATCGCCGAGTAGAACACGCGGATCGAGGTCACGTTCACGAGGTCGGCACCCACCGCCTGCACGATCCTGCGGCGCACGGTGACGCGCGGAGGATCAGCAATGTTTGGATCGGCGAGTTGCACGATGTTCACCTCCTGCCCGTTCACGTAGGCGCTCGTGCCCTTGTCAGCGATCTCGACGCGCGTGATGAGATCGGCTCCCTCGCTCGGGTCGATCAGATCGGAGACATCCATCGCGAGGCCACCAGCCCACACGACGAGCGGGCCGACCGCCGAGACACCAGCCCAATCAGGATTGATCTTGGCGGCGCGCGAGAAAAGCTCCTGCTGCCGGATCGAGACGCGCCGGTACATCACCGAGTGCGCCGAGGGCACGCGTAGCTCGTAGTCCACGGCGCGCGCCAGAGAGGCGATGATAACTTCGTCGAGCGTCATCATCCGACCTTCTGCCTCATGGGGCTGTTGAAGGAGCGCACGTTACCGAAGCGCCGAACCTCGTTGACGACGTTGTGCTCGATGAACGCCTCGAAGATGCCGAGCCACTCCTTGCGCTCGTCCTTCATGACCGCGACTTCATCGCTGCGTCCGTCCTTCTTCGCGAGGTAGATCGCCACGTCGAGGATCGGCAGTTCGTTGTACGCCTCGACCCACAGCGGATCGAGCAGAGCCGCCACGTTCGCGGGCTTGTCGGCGCGCTTGCCGAAGTAGAAAATCAGATCCCCGGCCCCGACAGGATCGAGCGGATTCCCGGCAGGCTTAAACCCGCGTCCGAAGCGGAACACCGCTGGCTTGCTCGGCTCAGCCGCCTTGTCGTCGAACGGCACGACCACGACCTCGGTGGTGTCGGGCTTCTCGATCCGGTACAGCGACTCCGCTGCCTCCGGCATCGCCCACACTCCGGCCACCGCCGTGACCGCCTGCGTCACGCCGAAGAACGCGGGATCGACCGTGGCGGCGTGGGAGAAGTAGAAGGACAGCGCCCGGTGCACGACGGCGACTAGCTCGACGGCCTTGTTCGCCAGCGTATCCGCGCGGTTCTTCGCCGACTTGCTGATCCCGGCAGTGATGATGTCCTCGACGGTCGTAATCACATCGACCTCCTGAGGTCAGGAGACCACACGTCGCGCGTGCGGAAGTGCGTCGCCCCAAGCTGGTTCGAGACGTTGGCGAGAAGTTCGTCCTCGGCGTCCTTCGCCACCGATCCCATCGCCTTGAGGTCGATTGGCGGCAAGTCCTTGTCGTTGTGCCCGCGCAGTCCCATGAACAGCGCGGTGTTCTCGATCAGCGCGAGACGAGCATCCTGCCTGAGCGGGATCACGTCGGTGTCCAGCGTGACGAGAGCGAAGTCCGGGTAGTACGCCACCGCTATCGAGACGATGTTGCGCCAGTTCGTTGCAGCGGCTTGCAGATAGAGCTTGCCTCCATACAGCCACGCGGAGGCGAGTGGTACGTTCGAGTCACCGCGCGTCGCCCACGGGATTAGATCGACCGGGAACTTCTGCGACGGAACCTTGTTGTCGTTCGCTACAATCCCCGCGATCCCCCTGTTGGCAGGCAAGACGATACCGGCGTTGAAATCCACGAGTGGCATCGCCTGCACGAACTCCGTGAGGAGAGCCTGCTCGTCGATCCGCATGATCTTCCCCGCGAGCTTGACGGCGTAACTCGCGAGAAAGCGGCGAACCACCTTCTGCGGGTTACGTCTGTTGTCAAACGCGGCGTGGCGATCACGCGCCTCGTCGATGATCTCACCTGCCAGCAGGGGCATCCGGGAACCCTGCTACTTCTTCCGGCGCGACTTTTTCGACTTCGTGCGCTTCGTGCGGGCCTGCGTTTCCGGCTGAACCTTTTCGTTCTCCTTCCGGTCAGCAGCCAGACCCTCACCCTGCGCGGGAGCAGCTACGCCCTCGGGCAGTGCACGACGCAAATCCTCCTCGGTCGGCTCCGGGATTTTCTTCTCGCCGACGAGCTTGTCGATCTGGTGCTGCGTGTCACTGGAAACCAGACCGTCATCCTCGCCTTCCTTCGAGCGACGAGCAGCACTGCGGACTTCCTGAATGTCCTCGTTGCGCTGCCTGAGTGCCCGTGCGCGTGGAGCGTCGCGGAGGAGCTTGTTCTCCTCGTTCCGCTGCTCCTGCTGCCGAAGCTGTTCCTGCTGCGCCTCGACGTGCGCGCCCTTCAACTGGTTCGTGATGTGGGTATTCCCGAGGAGCGCACTGATCTCGTCGAGAACATGCTTCCGTCCCGCACCCTTGATCCCCTGCTCCACCAGCGCGAACACCTGCAACGCCGCCTTGCGCGGGCCGCTCGGCAGCGCCAGTTCGTTCTCGTAGAGCGAGTCGAAGAACGTCGGGTTCTCGGTGAGTACGTTCTCGATCTCCTCGACCGAGATCACCGAATCCTTCCCCTCCGTGTCGCTGCCCTTCGCGAACGCTGTGGTGCGCGGGCCGAACTCCGAATTGCGCTTGGCAACTAGCTCGCTGTTCGCCTCCGGGATCGAACCGAGGACGCGCTTGCCAAACACCTCGGCCCCTCCCGCCGCTTTCTTCACGGCCTCGGCGTGAGCTTCCTCGCCGACGACGCGCTTTCCGAATGTGACTCCCATGTGGGCCTTCCTCAGTTCAAAGTGATGATGCGACCTGCCCCGCCCGTCATTCCACCGAAGCCGAAACTCACTCGGTTCTTCACCTCTCGGTTGTAATGCGCGCGGCCATCAGTGATCGTGTATTCGTACATGGCGGCTTCCGCTTCACGCTTGGCCGGGCCATTGGCACTTTCGTCGAGCTTAGCGGCCACCTGTTCCTTCCCCCCGTCCTTGTTCCACCAGAAGTCTCTCTCGCGGAAATCTTCGAGGATCGAGCAGTGGTAGCCGTCGTACGCCTTCACGGTGGCGCTCGGATCGCCCTCGGCTTCGTACCCGTTGATCCGGGCGAAACCTTCGACGAGGAGGTGGCCGAGAAGGACATTGCGCGGGTTCGCCTGATTCCCGCGCTCCTGCTCGAACTTCAAGATCACCCTGCCCTGCTGAGCGCGGTGTTCATTGGGAGCCAAAACCCCAAGCCACCAGTGACCGCCACCCGCGTGGATTAGCTCCGCACGGGGGTCGATGGACTTGAGCGCCGCCACGAGAAGCGGTGGCGCTTGCCGTCCCTCAGCAGGGAGAGTGAGCAGGGTCACGTCGGCTCTAGCGTGATGACGAGGAAGCCGTTGGTGAGCGCGCCCGTTCCATCCGTCGTGTAGTGCACGTTGATAGAATCCGTCGCCTTCCCACCTCTGAACTTCGCAGCGCCCCCGACCAGCGGAGCGTTGACGCGTGTTGCCGGTGTGAATACTGCCGCTGCTTGCAGAACGCTCACAGCGCCGATCTTCACGTCGCCCGTGACGGCTGCCACTCTGTTCAGGCAGTACGACTCGACCTTCGTGATGCGGAACGCGTAGCCGGGGTTGATCTCCAACGCCTTCACCGCCGCCTGTCCCACAGCGGAGATGATCGGCACGATGAACTTCCTCGTGCCGAACGTCGCGAAGTTCCAGCCTCTCGGCTTCGCCTTCCTCGTGGACTTCTTCTTCGCTACCGCCACAACTACCTCCCTGTGATTGGTTAGTAGTCGAACTGACGGAGCAGACCTTCGATGCGGAAGTTCCGGCGCGGGTTCAAGCAGGCAAGCTGCTCGTAGAGCTTCCCGAACGCGAAGTACGCATCCTTCCGTCCCACGGCGTCGGTCACGAGGTTCCAGACCGATCCGCCACGCGACACCCACTCCCACGTCCCGAGCGTGAAGCGTCTCCACGTCGAGGTGTTGAGACCGAACGCGATCTGCGGAGGCAGCTTGCGCGCGGTACGGAGCGGCAGGGTACGATCTCCGAGCATGATGCTCGCCCCACCGAATCCGCCAGTGAAGTTGCGTGGATCGTTCAGCACCTTCGCGGCTTTCAGATCGCTCCAATAGCCGATAGGCGCGTGCGGGCTTGAGACCAGAGCGTTGATCTTGCTCTGCGCGGAAGTCGAGGTAACGGCGTCCGCGATTGTGAGCAGCACCTCG